CAAGCCTGAGGAGGTCGCCTCATATCGTAAAATGCTCAACACTCTGCACTACACAAACGAACCGGAGGTGACAGAAAATGATGAAGAGAAAGGAGCAGAAGAAATGACTGAAAAAAAGAGCGGACCCTATGTGATAACTCCTGACGAGTTCGGAAACATTGAGGAATATGACGCTATCAGCCTTAACTATTATGCTGATGGTGTGCTGGCAGATGACTGGGATGAAGTCATCGAAGATGTTGACGACGTTGTTGGAGAAGACTCGCTCAATCGTTTCGGAGAGTATGAGGAAGATTCGGTATTTGTTCGCAATGACGACAGATGCGCGGATTACGAAATCCTCAGAGATCTTAGAAACTATTGGGATGTAGTTGGGAAAAATGAAGATCAGGATAATGACTAATGGCGTACAGAGATGATATTGACGATGGATATTTCAATTGGCTGTACGACATAGTCTGCCATGACAGGTTTTCCGATGGGATCTCGTATAGGAGATTGCTATCGTATTTATATTATACGAACTTCAGATACACGATTAAAAGAGATGAGAACCGAGCTTGCGATGGCGTAGATCTCAGACTAAGATATTACGACTATGTTCATGATTCCGGAGGAGACGTCTTCTGGATCGAAAGATATTTGGACGGCCGTCCGTGCAATGTCCTCGAGATGATGGTTGCGTTGGCAATTCGTTGTGAGGAGGATATCATGGACGACCCAAGAATAGGTGATAGGACGAGTCAATGGTTCTGGGAAATGATCGTGAATCTCGGCGTGGGCTCAATGACCGATGATAGATTTGATGAGCGTTATGTCGAAGAGGTTATCGAAATATTTCTTAATAGAAAATATGAACCCGACGGCCGCGGGGGATTATTCACTGTTAAGAATTGCGACACAGACCTACGAAAGGTAGAGATATGGTATCAGCTTTGTTGGTATCTAAATAGTATTACGTGAAGGAGGTCAAACGAGTGTAATGCTTGATTTTTTGAAGGTTTCTATTAGAAGCCCCAAAAAGAATTATGTAGAAATCTACCCAAGATTCATTATGAGAAAATCCGATGACCTCATGATCAGAGGAAGCGATTTTTATGCTATTTGGGTCGAAGAACGTGGATTGTGGTCTACGGACGAGCAGGATGCCATACAGCTGATTGACAGGGAGCTAGATCAATTCGCAAATGAGTATACCCACGGAGATGACGAGACAGTCCGAATCATGTACATGTGGGACTCCAGCTCTGGGTCTATTGATATTTGGCACAAGTATTGTCAAAAGCAGATGCGAGACAACTTTCACATGCTTGATGAGACGCTCATGTTCTCAAACGCAGAGCCTAATAAAAAGGACTATGCCAGCAAGAGGCTGAGCTATCCGTTGGAAAAAGGAAGCATCGCTGCCTATGACAAACTGATGTCCACTATATATTCGGAAGAGGAGCGACGCAAGATCGAATGGGCTATCGGTTCTATTGTCACCGGAGATTCTAAGAAGATACAGAAATTCGAGGTTCTCTATGGTGCTGCAGGAACTGGTAAGTCGACAGTATTGAACATAATCCAGCAATTATTTGAAGGATATTATTCAGTATTCGACGCAAAAGCTCTTGGCTCTAGTAGTAACTCCTTCGCTCTCGAAGCGTTCAAGACAAACCCACTTGTAGCGATTCAGCATGATGGCGACTTGTCGAGAATTGAAGATAATACTAGACTTAATAGCCTTGTATCCCATGAGTTGATGACTGTAAACGAGAAGTTTAAATCAACATATTCTAGCCAATTTAAATGCTTCTTGTTCATGGGAACAAACAAGCCTGTAAAGATTACGGATGCTAAGTCTGGTCTTATTCGAAGACTCATCGATGTGTCGCCATCAGGAAACAAATTAGCTTCTGCCGAGTACAAACGGATCATGAAGCAGATCAACTTCGAACTTGGGGCCATTGCGTATCACTGTAAAGAGGTATATTTAGACGACCCCGGTAGGTATGACGATTACACCCCCGTAACAATGATGGGAGCATCTAACGATTTCTATAACTTTATTATAGATTCGTACCACATATTTAAAAAAGAAGACGGTGCAACGTTAAAAGCTGCCTGGGAGATGTATAAGACATATTGTGACGAGGCAAAGGTCCCATATCCGCTTGCTCAAAGGGGCTTCAAAGAAGAACTTAAAAACTATTTCAACGATTTCAATGAGCGATTCGTGTCTGGAGAAGGAGAAAGAATTCGAAGTTATTATTCCGGATTCAGAACTGATATTTTCGAAGACGAGTTTAAAACCGAACCGGAGAAAAAAGAAGAGACAAAGACACACCTTATCAAGTTTGATGCTGCAGAATCTATATTTGATAAAGAGTGCGCCGACTGCCCTGCCCAGTATGCGACAGTTAAAGAGACCCCATCTAAAAAATGGGACGATGTTAAAACGAAATTGTCGCAGCTGGACACTTCTAAACTTCATTTCGTTATGGTTCCTGAGAATCATATAGTCATTGACTTTGATATTAAGGACAAAAACGGTAATAAATCGTTCGAGAGAAATGTCGAAGAGGCTAGTAAATGGCCTCCTACATACGCTGAGTTAAGCAAAAGCGGAGCCGGTGTTCATCTCCATTATATTTATACTGGGGATGTTTCAAAGCTGAGTAGAGTCTATGACGACAGCATTGAAGTCAAAGTATTCACTGGGAAGAGTTCTCTCCGAAGAAAACTCACAAAGTGTAACGACCTTCCAATTGCACCTATCAGTTCCGGATTGCCACTAAAAGGAGATGAAAAATTGATTAATTGGGACGGCATCAAGAATGAAAAGATGCTTCGGACAATGATTAAACGCAATCTGAATAAGGAATACCATGCGGCAACAAAACCTAGCGTCGATTATATTTACAGTCTTCTCGAGGACGCATACAAGAGTGGACTTGGATACGATGTAAGCGACATGAAGAATTCCATAGTGGCTTTTGCTGCCGGCAGTACACATCAAGCGGATTATTGTCTGAAGCTCGCCAACCAGATGAAATTCAAATCAGAAGAGCCCTCTGTCCCGGAGTCTAATAATGAGAACCCCCTGGTCTTCTATGATGTAGAGGTCTTTCCCAATCTATTTCTGGTGAACTGGAAATACGAAGGTGAGGGGCAGCCGGTCGTTAGAATGATTAATCCGAGTCCTTCCGATATTGAGGAGCTTCTGCATCACAGATTAGTCGGTTTCAACTGCCGTAGATACGATAACCATATTCTCTACGCTCGACTGATGGGGTATACGAACGAGCAGCTGTTCAACCTGTCGCAAAAGATCGTAGGCGCAAAGAAGGGTTCGAAAGGTATATTCTTCGGAGAAGCATACAACATCTCGTACACGGATGTATACGACTTTGCTACTAAGAAGCAGTCCCTGAAAAAGTGGGAGATCGAGCTCGGGATTCACCATCAGGAGCTTGGTCTACCTTGGGACCAACCTGTACCTGAAGAGATGTGGGAAAAGGTCGCTATATATTGCGATAACGATGTTTACGCAACGGAAGCGGTCTTCAATGCCAGAAAAGCGGACTTTGTAGCTAGACAAATTCAGGTCGACCTCGTTAAAGCGATGCATAGCATATCCAATGTATCTGTAAACGACACGACAAATGCTCTTTCTACAAAGATTATATTTGGTAATAACCGTAAACCGCAGGGGGTATTTAACTATCGTGATATGTCAAAGCCCGTCAGTGGTGACAGGTATGAAGAGTATAGGGAGAAATTCGGACCAGATTATATTTTCCGAGTCTTCGATGACGAGGGACTTCCTCAATATCGAGACTATATTCCCGGCGAGGTTCTTCCTGACGGCTGGAGTATACTTCCTTTCTTCAAAGGCTATAAGTTTGAGAATGGGGTATCTACATATCTTGGAGAAGAAATAGGAGAAGGCGGGAGAGTCTATTCCGAACCCGGTATGTATCCCGACGTCTGGGATGGTGACATCGCTTCGCAGCATCCTCATAGCGCAATCTACGAACGGATATTTGGTCCGGAGTTTACTAGACGATTTGAGGATATTGTCGAGGCTCGTGTGGCGATCAAACATAAAGACTTCGACAAAGCCGGTAAACTTCTGAATGGGGCTCTGAAACCGTATTTAAATGAGGAACAGGCAGACGGTCTGGCTCAGGCGCTAAAGATAGTTATCAACTCTATTTACGGTTTGACCAGTGCTGCTTTCGAGAATCCTTTCCGCGACCCGAGAAACATTGATAACATCGTCGCTAAGCGTGGAGCGCTCTTCATGACACTGCTCAAGAGTCAGGTTAAGAAGCTTGGGTATATGGTTGCGCATATCAAGACAGACTCAATCAAGATCCCGAATGCCGATGAGTATATTCAGGACTTTGTCATCAAATTTGGCAAGGAATTCGGTTACACGTTCGAGACTGAGGCAAACTTTGAGAAGTTCTGTCTCGTTAATGACGCTGTATACGTTGCCAAGTTTAAAGACGGTAAGCATGCAGGCGAGTGGACTGCTACCGGTACGCAGTTCGCAGTACCATATGTCTTCAAGACGCTCTTCAGCAAGGAACCTATTGAGTTCACTGATATGTGCGAGACCAAAGAAGTGAAGACCGCTTTATATTTGGACATGAACGAGGATCTGCCTGATGGCGAGCACAACTATCAATTCATAGGTAAGGTTGGACAATTCTGCCCCATTCAGCCAGGATGTGGTGGAGGGGAACTTCTGCGAGAAGACAAGGACAAAGAAGGCAATACGAAATATTCTTCTGCGACCGGAGCGAAAGGATATCGATGGCTTGAGTCGGAGATGGTAAAGACGCTCGGTAAGGAGAATGACATCGATCGCTCTTACTATAACAAACTCGTAGATGCCGCAGTGGACACTGTATCTCAATACGGCGACTTCGAATGGTTCACCGAGGACGACCCCCTGCCAGAAATTGATGAGCCCCCTTGGAAACCTGAGTGCGGGAAAAGCTCATGTATAGGCTGCCAGAGTCTCTCGTGCGCTGACTCAAAATTGTCATGCCAGGCTGGATATGACGTGTCCGACTTGGAATTGAAAAAGGAGAATGAATGAAAAAATGCGAATTCCCTGAGGGGATTACTGTAAAGCCTGACGGTGAGAATGAACTTGACCCCTGTATATACGAGGATGTCGAGATGTATACGAACGTCACGATTATTGTCAGCCGTTGTAAGAAATGCGGTCATACAGAAATATCGTGGATGCGCCAAGAGGACACCGAACAGATCGATATTTCAAATACCTAATTCGCGAAAATTGCTCTTTCTTTTATGGGATGAATACCCGTTTTATATTCTGAAAGGAGAGCAACATGGAAACAATGTATCAAAACCTGGCAAATACGATTGTCGTTCAGGCAGCTAAAGATTATGAGGATGCCCTTATTAAGGAACATCAGTGGAGAAATGAGAGAAAGGATCTCGAAGAATTCTTTACTGGTGACCATATTAAGAACTATACCTCAGTCGATGGCAATATGCTGATGGAAACAATACGCAAGAAAGTCGCTAGGAATGGATACAAACCAGTTCTTAACAAAGAAGAACGGAAATAATTCAAACACAAAGGCATCTTAAACAAGGTGCCTTTAATTTTTATTTAAAGGAGATTTAAAACTATGAACATCACTTTCGCACCTAGAGGAATTCTTCAGATTGATGACGCAATGATCACTTACCGCAACTTCTCAGGAACCGGCACAAAGTTCAACAGAGAGGGCGACAGAAACTTCGCTCTTATTATTGACGATCCCGAGATTGCCGATGCCCTTAAAGAAGAGGGCTGGAATGTCCGCATTAAGCCGCCTCGTGAAGAGGGAGATGATCCTTTCATGTACCTCCCCGTTAAGATCAAATTCTCTGAAAGAGGTCCTAACGTATATCTTGCGACCGGTTCCAATCTTAACAAACTTGACGAGGAGAGCATCGCTTGTCTTGATGACATCGATATTATCGGGGTTGATCTCGACATCAGGCCTTACGATTGGAATGTTAGTGGTAAGACTGGGCGTACGGCATATCTTCAGTCCATTAGAGTTACACAACGAGTTGATAGATTCGCACAGGAATATAACGATAACTAAAAAGGAGAATCAGAGATGACAAACAGACAAATCGAAATCAGTCGAGAAATAAGATTGTGGGTTGCTCAGGTCGTTGTCCCTGTAACTATAGGCGTGGCAATGGTCACGACAAATCCTAATCTGAAATCGGCCTTGAAGGCAAAGACGATAAAAGTTATCGACAAAGTAAGATCCAAACTGGAGAAATAAGAACCATATGGGCCTGTCTACGGACGGGCTCTTTATATTTTTAATTAATAAGGAGAAAAGAAAAATGGTAGAAAAAAATGAGAATAGAAGTTGCTATACTTGCAAATATGAGGACGTTCCTGGATTTGTGGAGCCGTGCAATAGTTGTTGCTATGTCGACGGCGAATTTACTAATTATACACCGAAGAAGAGAATTAAATATTACCCTAGAACCGAGAGAATTAAGCGCGTGATATTCAACGGCCCCGCGACGATTGTCTTCTGGAATGATGATACGAAGACCGTTGTGAAGTGCCGAGAGGGAGATACTTTCGATCCCGAGAAGGGGCTTGCTATGGCCATAGCTAAGAAGGCTCTCGGCAATGAGAATGGATATTACGAAGACATCAAAAAGTGGATGCCAAAGGCATTTGAAAAGACGTGCAATAATTGCAAGTACACTGACCTTTATTATACTGCAGAGCCATGCTTTAGTTGTTGGACTGTGGCTTGTAATGGGGAGGGCTCAAAAACCAAATGGGAGCCGAAAGAGGATAAACCTGCAGTAAAATGGTGTAACAATTGTAAGCATCATGACCTTTCTTTTATTTCGGAGCCGTGTCGTACTTGCATCCTCGATACTATGACCACAGGCCGTAATACTAAATGGGAGCCGGAAGAAAATTCCGTTGAAAAAAGTTGCGAGACGTGCAAGTACCATAATCCCACCGGTCATTTCAGATATGGTCTGGCTTGCGCCCTTTGCAATGAACAGGAATATTGGGAGCCTAAGGAATAATGGCTAAACCATTCCTATATGACTACCAAATGGATGCGGTCAAGAGAATGCGCAATGGTTGCATCTTAAACGGCGGCGTTGGGAGCGGGAAAAGTAGAACGGGTTTATATTACTACTTCAAAGAACAGGGGGGTAGTATAAACCCAAACTACTCCCCCATGAAAAAGCCTAAGGACCTTTATATTATCACGACCGCAATGAAGAGAGACAGCCTCGAATTTGAGGGAGAGTTGGGTATCTTCCGTCTGTCAACGGTATCAGATCTCAATTACTACAAAAACAAAGTAGTGATCGACAGCTGGAACAACATTCAGAAGTACAAAGACATTTCTGGAGCATTCTTCATATTTGATGAGGACCGCGTGACAGGTTATGGAGCTTGGGTAAAAAGCTTCCTAAAGATAGCGAAGTCAAACGATTGGATTATTCTCTCAGCTACACCGGGCGACACCTGGGAGCAGTATATTCCTGTGTTTATTGCAAACGGCTTCTACAAAAACAAAACGGAATTCGCTCGTGAGCACATTATATATTCTCGCTTCAGCAAGTATCCGAAGATTGACCGATACATTAACACCGGACGATTAATCAAGCAGCGTAACCAGATCCTGATCGATATGGACTTCTCTAGAAAGACGATACCGCATCATGAGGACATTTACGTACGCTATGATATTTCGAGGTATAAGGACGCTGTACGGACCCGCTGGGACCCGTTTAAGAACGAACCCATCCAGCAAGCGTCGGGACTATGTTATGTCTTAAGGCGCATCGTAAACTCCGATGAGTCTAGGCAAGTGGCTCTAATGGAACTGGCAGAGAAACATCCTCGGATGATCGTATTCTACAACTTCGATTACGAACTCGATATTTTGAAAGGACTTTATTATGGAAACGATTGTGAAATTGCAGAATGGAACGGGCATGAACATCAGCCTATCCCACAATCCAAAAAATGGGTTTACTTGGTCCAATACACAGCAGGTTGTGAAGGATGGAATTGTATTAGAACCGACACTATTGTCTTCTACTCCCAAAACTATTCTTACAAAGTCTTGGTGCAAGCTTCTGGAAGAATTGATAGACTTAATACCCCCTTCCGAGACTTATACTATTACCATCTCAAAACCAGAAGCGGAATCGATCTGGCAATCAGCAAGGCTTTGAGCGAGAAAAAACAATTTAACGAAACCCGTTGGGTTAAATGGTAAAAGGAGAAAAAATGATTACACCGTTACTTATATTTTTGCTGTCATATATCGGAGCAAGAGTCGAGGCCACCTGGATTTACTGGGTCATACTCGTATTGTTCGGAGCCGTTGGACTTTATAAAGAACTCATACACCACAAATAGAAAGGAAAAAGAAATGGTTAACACCTACAAATGTTGCAAAGATTGCATGCCTCCGAAAAGATATCCCGGATGTCATGGACATTGCGAGGAGTACTTAGGAGAGAAAAAAGAGCTCGACAAGATACGCGAGCGATTAGCTAGGGAGCGGAAGTATAACAATGACTATATGGAATGTAAAAGAACCAGAGTAGAATACTTCCAAAAGCAAAAGAAAAGAGCTAAGTATGTAAAGAAGAATTACGAGGGTTAAAGCATGAAAATCTATTACGCCCACCACAGGTGGAAATACGGAACCGAAATCGAAACCTACGAGCAAAACCTAATTAAAGCAACCTTCCCCGAAGCCACAGTCATTAACCCGTCTAAAGATATTTCCGCCATATCCTATTGGCTCGATAAAGACCCGAAGTATCAGCCAAGTGAAGAGTTTATTATGGACCAGTGTCTGACTGAGGTAGCCTCTTCAGATATTCTGGTCTTCAGCAGTGTCGACGGAGTTATCGGACGGGGTGTATATGAGGAAGTATGCAAGGCCGAGGTTCTCGGTAAGCCGGTCTATTATATTTATCAGGACAAGATAAGCCAAGGCTTCTCGATAGTGAGAAAAGAAAATCCTGTTACTGATAGGCTATACGCGGTGGTTACGAGTAGTCACGGTCTCGTCAGCAAAGAAGATTTTGAGAAGGCCTTTCAAATGGCGGCTTATGAATTTATTAAGGAGAATAAGAAATGATCAAACCTTGTCCTTTCTGCGGAAACGAGGTTGCTCTAGAAAAGTTACCTTTATGGAGAACGTATAACGACGGGACTACACATGGGTATTATGGTTCTTACGAGTACAATATTCATTGCGAAAAATGCGGATGCCGAATAAATCTCAGAAACAATGATACGGTATATAATTCGGAGGAAGAGGCAAAACAGAATGCAATAAATGCTTGGAATAGACGAAAGGAGAAAGAAAATGGTTGATACGTATGTTCATCGCAATGTAGATATGGTGTGCGTAACACCAGCAGATGTAACCGAGGAGGAATGGCAGTTTCTCTGTAAGATACTTGGCATGAATGCAGAAAACTGCGAGACGATCCTTATAAAGGATTGCGAAGGGTTTTTCACCGTTAGGAGGGGAAATGAGAACTGAAAATTGGTGCGGATATGACATTCGTTTTGTAGAAATTAACGGCGAATGGTGGGCTATTCTGAAAGATATTTGTGATGCGTTAAAATTGAGAACTGCGAAGATCGCTGAGCGACTAAGTCCAGACATGCTTGAGCGAGTTCTTGTTGAAGCATCTAACGTCCCTTCAAAGGACCTTAGATATGAACACCAGCCGGTAAAGAACATCAACGCCGCTGCAATCGGCAAGGATATCGGTCGGAGGCCCGGCGATAATAAGACTCGCTGGATGCTTGCGGTTAATGAACTTGGCATTTACGAAGCACTGTTCGCTAGTAGACGACTGGAAGCTCGTAAATTTAGAATGTGGGCCGGCACTGTGATGCAGAAGCTCCGTTCTCGTGTTGGCCTTCAGCAGTATGAAGTAATGCGTATGACAGAGCCAGAGATTCAGGATGAAATCGATGATATTCTTGATACTCTGTTCTGGGACGAAGAAAAGGGCTGCCTTATGCAGTCGGTTACAGTGCCTGGTGGAGATGTTGACCAGGTGCCGTTTGAATGAAAGGAGAAGAAAAATGACCGAGTTTTATGTTCGTTGGTACGACAGTTACGACTGTCCTCATGTGTCTAAAGTGTATTTCATAGATTCAGCACGAGACAGATTCCTCGTCATAAACGATGAAAGCGGATATTTTCATTGGGTTGATACCGCTGATTGCGAACTTTTTGACTACGATAGATTTCGGAATGAAGTAATAAAAGGAGAATAACAATGCTGAAAATTGAAAATACTGAAGTTATGGGCTGGGAGCACGCTATTCGTGGAATGCGGAATCCGAAGAACTCTTGGGAGAAGAGCGATAGTGGAGTAAAATGCCCTTACGAAAAAAATAAATGCTGCGGAGATTGTCAACAGAACTTCTGTATTGGTCCGAATGATAAGCAACTCATGACAACGCTTCGCAACGCCGGTACGGACCATCGTAAATTCATGCGGATGATTACCGTATATCTGGACATCACGGCTCCGCTGTATTGGTGGAAGGAATTTGATACTTATAAGGTAGGCACTGTTGCAAACTCTTGCTCGACTATGCACAAAATCGCGGATAAGGAGTTTACGCTGGAGGATTTCTCTTGTGAACATATTTTCGACTTTGAAACCGAGGAGGTTGAATTTCCAAGCATTCACGGGGAAGAGCATACTCCAATCTGGGCACTGAATATAACTATTCGCATGCTCAATTTCTACAGAAAAAAGTATCTTGAAACACAGAACAAAAAATATTGGTGGCAGATGATCCAGCTCCTGCCGAGTTCTTACAACCAGAAACGGACAGTGATGCTGAATTATGAAGTTCTGGCCAACATCTACAAGTCCCGTAGGAATCACAAGCTCGATGAGTGGCATACCTTCTGCGACTGGATTGAAACTCTTCCATATTCTGAACTTATTACAGGAGGAAAAGAATGATCGAGAATAACTACAAAGAAGTATATTTCTCAGAGTACTGCTTGAAGTGTAAGCATAAGGATGCTGCCGAGACAGACGCACCTTGCTCAGAATGCTTGGCCGAGCCTGTGAATCTATATTCACATAAGCCTGTTTGCTTTGAGGCTTCGGATAAGAAAACAAATAAAAAGGAGGATATTTGAAATGGAAAACAAGAAACGTGGATTCTTTGGACTTCTGCTGGATTTCATTCTGGTGTTTGCCACCGGTGGACTCTGGCTCGTTTGGATACTTATTAGGTATCTGAGAAGGAGCTAACTATATTTTTGACTCGGGGGCCTGAAACATGGCCTCCTAGTTTTTGCGATTAAAAGGAGAAAGCGATGGAGAAAAGAAGAGGGAGACCGGTGAAAGACCGAGCGAAAAGTAATTTACTCATGATACGACTGTCAGACGATGAGCGAGAAATGATCGAATATTTGGCTTCGGAAGATGATATAACAAAGACCGATGTCATTCGAAAGGCCGTAAAAGCACAGTATAACATCAAAAAATTCTTAAATTAAGGACCTTATTTATGTATATACATAAATCGAAATACCATCTAATTATGTATATACAAAATTAAAACTTGTATATACAAAAATCGAAAAATGAATTATGTATATACAAATTTGCCCACTTTTTATTTATGTATATACATAAATCGAAAATTTAGATTCGTGGCTGAGTGAATTTTGTATATACAAATTAAGCCCTTTTTGCCCACTTTTTGCCCACTTTTGCCCGGTTTGCCCACTTTTAACCCCCCTTTTAAGCATATAGGAGAAAATTAATATATTAATAATCCTTAATATAACTAAAACAGGGGTAAAATCTGGGCAAAGTGGGCAGAGACTATTTTTGGTCATTTTTGACCTTCAAATCAACAAAGGAGAAGAATAATGTTTAACGAAGAAAACTTCGATATTTTAGAGGATTTTAAGCTTAATTGTCCTTGGGCCGCAAACATGGTTGTCGATTGGGATCGAGGCAATTACATGGAGCTTATTGTTGAGTTGTCCGATGGGACGGCCTTGCTGTATGACGGGATATTAAAGACCTTCAGGCGAGCGAGGAGCATGGACAGGCTTATCAGTAGTCTGCACCCAAAAGATGAAGATGGCTGGAGAAGAGAGTTTGGTCTCAGACTGTGGCGCTTGATGGCGGACAGAGGAATGACTCAAAGAAGCCTTGCGGATGCAAGCGGTATTTCTCAAGCGTCAATAGCCCAGTATTTAAATTGCAATGTAATGCCGAGTGCATTTGTTGTTACTCGCATAGCAGATGCTCTTGACTGCACAAAAGAAGAGTCTCTGCATTTGATGTGTCTTGACTAATATTTTCAGAACCAAAAATTCGCGAAAAAAACATGGCCTTTTATGAGAGGAAAAGATATGCATTTTTATGCTACTTCTTTTCCTTTTTAGTATCGAAAAAGGAGGTCTATCATGTCTAAACTCGAAAGTAAATTTCAAAAAGAGCTTATGGATGAAATTCGTTCAGAGTTCCCAGGCTGCGTAATTCTTAAGAATGATTCTGGTTATATTCAAGGATTCCCTGATTGGACTATTTTGTACAAAGACAAATGGGCCGTCCTTGAATGCAAACGAGAAGCGCGTGCGGCTAAGCAACCCAACCAAGAATATTATGTCACCAAATTGGATGGCATGTCATTTTCACGAATTGTATATCCAAGTAATAAGGAGGAAGTATTGCGTGAACTTCGTGAAGCATTCGAATCTTAATGGGCTTCATGCCCCGTTTAGCCCGAGTCAGTCGAGTTGGCTCAGGTATGACGATGACAAAGCACTGGAAGTGTACAACAACAGGAAAGCCGCCGAACGCGGAACCAAGCTGCATGCATGGGCTAAAGACACCATCGATTTGGGCATTAAGCAACCTAAATCTAAGAAAACAATCTATGCTTATGTAAACGATGCAATTGGTTTTAGAATGGACACCGAAGTTGTCCTATATTATTCTGACAGATTCTTTGGGACAGCAGATTCTATATCCTTTAGAGATGGCTTTCTTAGAATACATGATTTGAAAACCGGGAAACTTCCCGTCCACATGGAGCAGCTAGAAATTTATGCTGCTCTTTTTTGTTTGGAGTATAAAGTAAAGCCTGGCGATATTCAAATCGAACTAAGAATCTATCAGAACGATGAAATAATCTATCATAATCCGACCGCCGAAGATATTGTCCCCATTATGGACAAGATCGTGCACCTAAACAAAATGTTATCAAAACTTGATGAGGAGGGCTAACACCAATGAATCCCGTTGCAGAAGAAATGAACGATATTTTGATGCATTACGGTATCAAAAGACGTTCGGGCAGATACCCATGGGGCAGTGGAGAAGACCCCTATCAACACGATCGCGATTTTCTTGGCAGAATAGAAGAACTTAAGAAATCTGGTTGGTCGGAAACACCTGAGAATATACGAGACGAATTCGGTCTGACGACAACTCAGTATAGAGCTCAGAAAGCTTTGGCAAAGGATGAACGTAGAGCGCTTAATGTTGCTACCGCCAAATCTTTGAAAGAAGATGGCCTCGGAGAAACCGAAATTGGTAGAAGAATGGGTGTAAATGAATCTACTGTTCGTTCTTGGCTTAATGCAGAATCTGAAGCAAGAATGAATCAGGCTAAGAAAACTGCCGATTTTATTAAAGAGCAGATCGCCAAAAAAGGTACTATTGATGTCGGAACAGGAGTAGAAAGAGAACTTGGTATATCTAAAGAAAAAATGAACCAGGCTCTTGCTCTTCTTGAAGCAGAAGGATATCTCGTGCAGAGTGGGCGAGTTGAACAGGCAACCAATAAGGGACAATGGACAACCATAAAAGCCATATCTGCTCCTGGCACCGATCCCAAAGACTTCTACAAATTTACGAAAGGCGAAGCAAATATAGCTTCTCTTAATGAGTATGTATCTCATGATGGAGGAGAAACCTTCGATAAATTTGTATATCCTAAAAGCATGGATTCCAACCGGCTGATGATCAGATACAAAGAAGATGGCGGAATTGATAAGGATGGGATAGTCGAGATCAGAAGAGGCGTTGCCGATCTGTCTCTTGGAAATTCCCATTATGCTCAGGTTCGTATCCTTGTTGACGGTAACAAATACATAAAAGGTATGGCAGTATATTCTGATGACATGCCAGATGGCGTCGATGTGGTCTTTAATACAAACAAAAGCAAGAGCATCCCGAAAATGGAAGTTCTTAAAAATATTAAAGATGACCCCGAAAACCCGTTTGGCTCCCTCATCAAAGCTGGTGGACAGAGTTATTACATAGACAAAGATGGTAATAGGCAGCTATCTCTTATTAACAAGAGAGCTGATGAAGGTGACTGGACAGATTGGAAGGATGCGCTTCCTTCACAATTTTTGTCTAAGCAGCCTTTGCAGTTGGCTAAGAAACAGCTTGGTTTAGCAGCAGCTGACAAGATGGATGAGTACAACGAAATATGTTCCCTGACAAATCCTACGGTCAAGAAATATTTGCTTAACAAATTTGCCGATGAATGCGACTCTGCCGCAGTACATCTTCAAGCAGCAGCGCTGCCTGGTCAGAAGTATCACGTTATTATACCGGTCAATAGCCTTAAGGACACTGAAGTATATGCTCCTAACTATGAGAATGGAACAAAACTTGCGCTTGTTCGATATCCTCATGGCGGAACATTTGAGATTCCGATTCTTACAGTGAATAACAAAAACCCTGCGGCCAGAAAACTTCTCGGCTCAGACGTTAGTGATGCAATTGGTATTACCGCTAAAGTTGCGGAACGACTGTCTGGAGCGGACTTCGATGGCGATACTGTAATGTGCATACCAACACATGACAAAGGGGGCAAGGTAAAAATACAATCTACCCCTCCTCTTAAAGGACTCGAAGGATTCGATCCTAAGACTGCTTATGGTCCTGATACATATAAGGGCAGAGCTATAAAGACTATGAAGAACACGGGCACACAAATGGGAATCATATCTAATCTTATTACAGACATGACCCTTCAAGGTGCAGATGATGATGAGCTTGCTAGAGCAGTCAGACACAGCATGGTAGTTATAGATGCCGAGAAGCATAAACTGGACTATAAGAAGAGTGAGATAGACAATGGTATATCTGCTTTGAAGAAGAAGTACCAGACTGGTGGTGCATCAACTCTACTCTCCAGAAGTAAAGGACAAACCTCCGTACTTAAGAGACAGGGCAGCCCCTTAGTGAACATGAAAGGTAAAGAATGGTATGACCCCAATAAGCCAGAAGGATCTCTTATTTACAAGACGGCTGATGACGCATCATATTCTGTACGCAAGGTAAATAAAAAGACCGGTGAGGTAGAGACCGTCACAAAATATAGAATGCAAAAGAGCACTAAGATGGCGGAGACAGATGACGCATATTCTCTTGTTTCTAAAGCGAATACCCCTATGGAAAGAGCATACGCCGACTATGCTAATAAAATGAAATCCCTTGCCAATCAGGCTCGTAAAGAAATGATGAACACTGGTAAGATAGCATATTCTTCTACTGCCAAAGCGACATATCAGCAAGAGGTTAGCTCCTTAATGTCAAAATTGAATACTGCATTACTCAACGCGCCTCGAGAAAGACAGGCTCAGCTTAAAGCGAATGCTGAAATTAATGCTAAAAAACTTAATAACCCAAATATGAAAGCGGGCGATATTAAGAAGGCAAGTCAGCAAGCACTCACAAAATATAGAAACCAAGTCGGTTCTGTAGCTAGATCAAAAAGATCTATAAAAATAACAGACAAAGAATGGGAAGCTATACAAGCTGGAGCAATAAGCGAGAATTATCTCAAGAAAATACTCAATAATACTGACATTGAAACTCTTAGAGAAAGAGCAACGCCTCGCGCTACAACAACTCTTAGCCAAACAAAAATTAACAGAATCAAGTCTTTGAGCGCTTCTAATTACACATTAAGCGAAATCGCACAAAAGCTTGGTATTTCTACAACAACTGTTTCAAATTATTTAAAATCTTAAAGGAGTGAATTGACAATGGAAAACGAATTTATGTTAACAACAATTGACAATCCTTTTGATCCATTCGAACAGTTCATTTCTTGGAATTTGTTCGACATTGAAAAAGGTTACAATACTTGCTCGCGCTTGGCTCGATTTGTTAACTTCACTGATGACATGACACAGAAAGAAGAGAATGAAGAAGTTGAGCGCGCAATTGATGAAATCATTAAGTATGACGTTTTAGATGTCTACAAAAAAGTTAAAAGATCTACTGGAGAAAATACAGAATCGCGCCCGTGACGCAAAAGGATAGGGGGGGTCGCTTAAAACACACCCCCTCCCCACATCGCGCCGGTCTTTATATTTTCTCCGGGGGGATTTTTCTAAAAAACAATTTACCTATCGGTTTTCGGTGGGGCATTTAAACGAGCCTACAAGGTTAGCTGTTTACTATTTTTCTTTCTCCTTTTAGTAAGTAATATGCAGCTAACTCTCCCAAGTAAAACAGTCCGGTCGTGACTGCAGATATTTACTGTTGTAGGCTCTTTTAAATGTCTCACTAGAAACTCTAACAAAACTAAAAGAAAGAGGTGGTAAACATGCCCCATGAAATAAAAGTCAATGGCTATAAGCCGTCAAAGTGGCCCTCAAGGCCGGAGATGAATGTTGATGCTCATCAGGAGTCTTCGTTTCTGAAGTATGATAAGCAAATGCTTCTTCCCGAACAGCAGTATCAAGTACGGCAGAACATCGGTGCGTACCCAGGGAAAGATCTTCAGTTTTATAGAACAGGCGAAGGTTCGAAACATGACGATGATATTTGCGTGGCTACGGTCGGGGATAGGATTTTTTTTAGTGAAACCTACACGAGCGGTTCAGTTACCAACAAAGGCATGAAATTTCCATGCAACGTTATATCAAGAGATGACCATGGACCAGTACACGATCTGATACTTATCGATGCCAATGGAGATGCATGGAAGGTTCTCGTAATCAACAATAGCATCAACACTATCAGTAGACTAAGTAGACCGCCTTTTGTCGTCAATATATATGAAGATTCCAATGGTACTTTTAGTTGTATGGCCCTGTTTGATGAAATAAAAAGGGAATATGATAGGGGGTGTAAGGTTTATGCGATTGTTACCTCCAATTCCTATAACGGTATTGCCGACTTAGTTGCGATTGGAGACAATAGCATGATGTTTGCGTCTCCGATCTTTTTTAGTAAAAGTAGTTCACAAGAATTGCCTAATGGCAATGCAGTTTTCGAAGCAACTAATGCCAGTAGATTCGAAGTGTATGTCTCAAAATCAGAGAGTGGCCTGACTATGGCGGAAGCCGGATTCTCAATATATTATCCGTCACCAACCCCTCCTATTGAGGTAGTCCAAAAAAATGATACAGTTACAAAATTCATAAATTTAGCAGTCGGAAGCCAGACATTAGATGCTGCGAAAAATAACTACGCTAAATTCCGTCCGTACCTTGTCTTTAATGGCGAGCCGTTTATAGCTGCTGAAATCACAGAAAATTCTGTAACCGTAGTCTATATAGGCAAAGGCGAGGATGGGCAGTACGGTGTGCAGAAGACCACATTCGGTGGTATCACATGGAAATCAGAAACAACCTAATCTAATACTCTATAAGAAAGGAGGCAATCGAAAGTAATGGCGAGAGTTAAAGCACCATCTAGCACGACCACCAAACGTGCTCCAAGACCGGCAACAACGCCGGAAGCAAAAGAAAACCAAATGATAAGTCTTGCATTCGACCTTGTCGAGCAGAGATTATTAGATGGCACAGCTTCGTCACAAGAAACGACCCATTTCCTTAAACTTGCCTCCGCTAAAGCTAGATTGGAGAAGGAGAAGCTGGAGCTAGAGAACGAGTTGATCAAAGCCAAGACTGAGTCTCTCCAGTCGGCAAAACGTATTGAAGAGCTCTACGCAGATGCTATCAATGCAATGAAAAGATACAGTGGGCACGGTGATTCAGATGACGAATATTAAAACATATTCCGAACTGATTCTCCTGCCCACTTTTGAGCAGCGTTACGAATACCTTCGTCTTGAAGGATGGGTCGGCAAAGAAACCTTCGGGTTTGATCGATATTTGAATCAGAAGTTTTATCATGATCCAGAATGGATGCGAACTCGAGATAGGGTTATTACCAGAGATAACGGTTGCGATCTCGGAGTCCGAGGCTATGAGATTAACTATGAGCGAATAATCATTCATCATATTAATCCAATGACCGTCGAGGATATTGTCCATCGCAATCCAATGCTGTTCGACCTGGAAAACCTGATTTGCGTTACACATAACACCCACCAGGCGATCCACTACGGGGACAGCAATTTAATAAGTAGAGCTCCAATAGAAAGAACTAAAAATGATACTTGCCCATGGAAAATAGAAAGGAGATGATTGCATGGCGCATCAGCATTCGGTCAGAGATACTGACCTGCATTTTGTAATTAACCCTGTTACTAGGGAAGTCAAAAACAATTCCGGAAAAATAGTGATTATGCAGCATGACCATCAGTCAGAGGTTCTCACTTTCGAACTTCCTAGATACATAGACACGCATGATATGTCGATGTGTAACAAGGTGCGAGTGCATTATATTAACATAGGATCTTCCGGAAGGCATGAACCTGTTTCTGGTATCTATGAGATTAGCGATCTCAAAATAGATTCCGAAAATGAAGATCTTGTAACGTGTAGCTGGCTTCTCACCAACAATACTACTCAGCTTGAGGGTACTCTTAGCTTCATCATACGTTTCTCTTGTGTTACTGGCGAGACGCTTGATTATTCTTGGAGCACTGCAGTATATTCTGGAATAGTTGTCTCTAAGACCATTGACTCGTCTGAGTATATAATGACCGAAATCCCGGATATTCTCGAGCAGTGGAAAGCAAGCCTCAAGGGTGATCCATTTACTTATGATGATTTCACCCAGGAGCAGCTTAATGGACTGAAAGGAGAGCGAGGACCCGCTGGTATTGTCGTAAGTTCGACAGAACCAACGGATTCTTATCATCCCGTGTGGCTCAATTCCTCAGGAGAAGCGAGCTCGGAAACTCCTATTCTTAATGTCTGGGATAGTACCCAGAGCAAATATACAGGGATACCAGCCATAAAAGGAGATAAAGGCGACACTGGCGAACAGGGACCGAAAGGCGACACTGGCGAACAGGGACCGAAAGGCGACACTGGCGAACAGGGACCGAAAGGTGATACGGGTAATCCTTGCGGCTATGATTATGTCTACGAGCAGGGCACCTCTGGTGGCTGGTACTATCGCAAATGGGCTTCTGGGCGTGCGGAGTGCTGGGGGACCGTTGATTGTTACCACGCAGACAGTCTTGTTGAGTGGGGGAGTGTATGGGAGACTCAAAATACTTATGGTAACGTAAATTATCCGATCACGTTTATTGAGCGCCCAAAGCAATGGTTGAATGTGTCTATATGCGATAAAGGTGCATTTTTTATCGAACCTAAAGCAGGCGCAGGTAACACTACAACAAATACAGGGTCTTGGTATTTCTGGAGAGCTAGTGATGTGGACAGCGAAATTGAGTATACCATATGCGTTGACGTGTATGTTTCGGGCAAATGGACTAATACATCGGAATTGCTGTCGCTGACTGATGGCACGGAGGTGAGCTACTGATGGCGAAAAAGCTTTACGAAGAAACATCGGTGCAGGCAATTGCTGACGCGATACGTGCCAAAAACGGTAGCGAGACGACGTACAAGATTTCCGAAATGCCTGCAGCAATAGCCGCTATTTCAGGGTCTGGGAGCGCTGCCGTAGAGAACATCACGTGGCACCAATGCCCCGAGGCTGTGCGCAATTATCTTGCGGGTGTGACCTACGATCCGACCGATTACACCGTGTCGCAGATAGCGACATACGCTCCAGCGACAGCCGTGCAAAGCAACACAAAGCCCGTCGGCAAGACAGTTGACGGCGTGACTTATTACAACGGCGTGCCAGGTGTAGCAGCGCCTTTCTCGTCCACCAACAAGGCGGGGACTATAAAACCGCTTGATGCGCTGAGATGGATAAATACGACAACCGATAACGTCCGTGATATAGGCGGGTGGGCTTGCGACGGCGGCACGGTCAAGTACGGGATGCTATTTCGCGGCGGCGAAGCACAGGCGGCAGACAAAGACCTGATGGCAAACAAAATCGGCGTAAAGACCGAGCTGCAATTGCGCGGGAAAGCGGAGTCTCCGCAAAAATACTCGCTTTGGGGCATCGAATGGTTTTGCGCCGATGATTACAACTGGTACTCGCTGACCAACACGGAAGCGTGGAAATACAATCTCGGAGTTGTGTTTGACTCCGTGACCAAGAACAAGCCCGTGTATTTCCATTGTTCGGCGGGAGCTGACCGAACGGGAACACTCGCGTGTATGCTCGAAGCGCTGCTCGGAATGGCGCAAAGCGACATCGACAAGGATTACGAACTGACAAGCTTTTTTACAGGCACTGGCACAGACGCGACCGCTCGCAGAAGAAACGAGAGCGACTGGCAGGGACTGATTAATTCTATCAAAGCCGTGCCGCTCGTCGGAGGGCTTTCCGACACATTTCGCAACCGCGCGATATCTTTTGCTGTTTCTCTCGGGTTCACCGCCGAGGAAATCAATGCTTACCGCGCGGCGATGATAGACGGCACTCCCGCAACGATCACATTGTCGCTTGACAATTTTGCGGTCACTAAAACGGGAGACAATGCGACGATAACAGGGGCTGACACGGTAACAAAGTATCAAAAATACGCGGCAACGATAACTCCCGCGAGCGGTTATGATCTATCGGAAGTATCGGTGCAGATGGGCGGCGCGGATATCAAGCGCAACAGCTATCTGCAATACGCATATCCCGAGGACAAGGGCGAAATCGTTATACCGCAGGTGACAGGGAACATAACCATCACAGCCAAGGCGGTTACGGGCGCGCCGCCGGTAAACATACTGGATAAATACGGTTACACGAATGGAAAACGTCTTAGCGGTTCGACCGGCAGCGAATCAGATTCTTCCGGGGCTTGCACGACAGGCTTTATTCCCGTCGCAAGCGGAGATATAATCCGTATCAAAGGCTTTACCTTCGCCGGATATCCCAATGCGGCGGTGGTCATGTATTCGTCCGCCCAAGCGCGAATCAACAATCAAAGCGACATAAGCACACCATATACCGGATCGAGTTACGCAAGCGGGATTACTGTGAGCAGCAACGGGATTTTTGAGTTTGTCTATAACAGCGACACTCCAGCGGGCACGGCGTATATCAAGGTGTCTGCAACTTGCGCAGACGGCGCGAACGCCTATGCGACGAAGAACGAAGAACTGCCGGTATAGCAATTTGGGAGGCATAAATGAACTACATAAAAATAGCCGTCCGCAAGCAAGAATAAAGGAGGAAACAAAATGAAAACTGAAAACATTGATAAGACAGTCGGCGCAGGATGCGATGCTGTAATCAGCACCGGATCGGCAGAAGACGAAAAGATGATATGGGACTTTCTGCTCGAAAAGATCGGCAACAAATATGGTGTTGCTGGTCTGATGGGCAACCTCTACGCAGAATCGGGACTTCGTTCGAATAACCTCGAGAATTCAGCAGAACGTCGGCTCGGTTATACAGACCAGTCCTATACCGAGGCGGTTGACGCTGAGACTTATGATAATTTCATCGAGGACCATGCTGGTTACGGTCTGGCACAGTGGACATACTGGTCACGCAAACGTGATCTCCTGATTTACTCGAAGCGTACCGCAAAGTCTATCGGCGATTGTAAAATGCAGCTTGAGTATCTGATACAGGAGCTTCAGGCATATTTCGGCAAGAACATTAATATCCTCAGCAAGGCCAAGTCAGTTCGTGAGGCATCGGACCATATTCTGCTGGATTTCGAACGCCCGGCGAATCAGAGTGAGGAGAATTGTGCGCGCCGTGCGGCAATGGGACAGGTGTATTACGACAAGTATGCAACCGTTCCGAAACCCGAACCCAAACCTGAAGATCCGAAACCTACTCCTATCAGCACTATTTACACCGTGCAGGCGGGCGATACGCTGTCGGGTATTGGCAAGCGCTATGGCGTGGACTGGCGCAAACTTGCGGAGGTCAATAACATTGAGAATCCGAACCTGATACGTGTAGGGCAGAAGATTGAGATTCCCGGTGTGGCTCCCGATCCTGAACCCGAGCCCGAAGAGGTCGCGTATACTGTACAGAAAGGCGATTCGCTGTGGGCTATCGCAAAGAAGTTCTACGGCAAGGGTTGGAAGTTCCCGCTTATCATGCAGGCAAATGGTATGACTAAAGCAGCGATCTATCCTGGCGATGTGCTTATTATACCGAACGAGTAAAAAGAAAGGGGTCTCCATCATGTCTTCCAATAGAAAAGATTACACAAAATTTTCTAAGCCGTCTTTGGACGAGGAATCGTTAGCGCCGACTATGGGCTATGTTAAAGCAAAAAGACTGAATATTCGGAAAGAGCCGAATATCGAATCTGGAATTGTCTGCATAGTAGAAACCGGTTCAGAACTCATGATAGAGAAGGAAGGCTCTACAAAGGAGTGGTTTAAAGTATATACTGCTTCTGGTTTCGAGGGCTACTGCATGAAGAAATTTGTCACTATCGAAAAGTAAGGAGATAAATTCAAAATGGAGAGTATACTGACATCAATTAAAAAGCTGCTTGGAATCGCAGAGGACTATAATCAGTTCGATCCGGACCTCATCATGCACATCAATTCCGTATTCTCGATATTGAACCAGCTTGGTGTCGGTCCCTCCGAAGGATTTAGTATAAGCGATAGCTATGCAGTATGGGATGACTTTATCCCAGATAATCCGAAACAAAACCTTGTGAAATCTTACATATATTTGAAGGTTAGACTTCTTTTCGATCCGCCTCTCACGTCGGCCGTTATAGAGTCTATAAATAGGCAGATTAGTGAGTGCGAATGGAGACTTAATGTTATAGCTGAAACAACGGAGGAAGGAGGTGGTTAAATGATCAATAGTATTTCTATAGAGTTGAAGAAACGATGTATTGAACTTAAGAAGCAAGGGATGCTGGTTCGTAAAATTTATAACGAGTCCTTTGCTCCAGAGTTCGAGCATCCGATGTCCTATAATTCGTTTAGAAGAAGGCTTCGTATTTGGGAAACAAAAATATTCCCAGACACTACGACATTGGATAGCGGAACATATGAAGGTTTCACCGCTCATGGTGCGACTGTCCAAGTTGCTGCAAATGGTGAAATCGTTCAGGCATGGATAAAACAGCACAAAGATGATGCGTTTGATGTTGATGGATTTCTGGAAGCGCTTCACAGTAAAGTTGAACCGTATCAATACCCAGAAGAATCGGAAGATTATCCATCAACAACGATGCTGGAAATACCTCTCTTCGATATGCACTGGGGCGTCTCATATCTTGACTATTACAAGCCGGTATTGAATGAGATTTTGTCGCTGATAGAAACCGGTGGATGGGATAAGATAGTGATTCCCTTTGGGCAGGATTTCTTCCATAACGATAGCATTGTCAGTGGAATAACCTCAAAGGGTACAAACATTGAGAAGGTCGATATGGAAAGAGCTGTCCGAGACGGTCAGACATTCATGTACGCAATTATTGATGCTGCCATAGAGAATTCTCATGTTACCGAGGTTTTGTATACCCCTGGGAATCATGACAGAAGCATCTCTTGGATGTTCATACAGGTTCTCAAAGAGCGTTACGGAAGTCATATCGTGGACGATTCGATCGACTATCGAAAAGTAACGACATATGGCAAGAATGCCATTATGTTTACTCATGGGGATTCAAAGCAGGCTACTGCTAAGAACCTTGCTCATGTCTTTCCCATTGCATTTCCCGATGAATTCGCAAGCGCTAATACTCGAGAAGTTCATGCTGGCCACCTCCATCGTGAAGGAGAAGCTGACATATATGGTGTGATGGTTAGGAGATTATCTTCTGGAGGTCGCACCGACGAATGGGCTAACTGTGAAGATTATGTTGGTTCTCATAAGAGATTCATGCTTTTCGAATGGGATTTGAGCAAACTTAAATCCATTCATTACATATAATCGATGAACTCCAGGAAGGTGATATTTAGTGGCATTATCTAATACTGCTACGCCAAAATATTATGGGGAGTTTCGGGATGCCGTTATTAGAGGAGACATACCTGTCAATAGAGAAATCTCCATGGAGATGAATCGAATAGATGATCTTATTGCAAACCCTGGAATTTGGTATGATGACCAAGCTATCCAGGGTTTTGTTGATTATTGTGAGACTGAACTGACATTGACTGACGGTGAGGATCTCCATCTGCTTGATTCATTTAAGTTATGGGCAGAGCAAATCTTCGGCTGGTACTACTTTGTCGAGAGAAGCGTTTATGTTCCATCTCCAGAAGGACACGGTGGTCACTATGAGAAACGGTCAATTAAGAAACGACTGGTGAACAAGCAGTACCTGATTGTTGGACGTGGCGCAGCTAAAACTATGTATGCATCCTGCATTCAAAGCTTTTTCTTAAACTGCAATACGGCGACTACACAGCAGTCCACTACCGGACCTACAATCAGACAGGCGGATGAAGTTCTGTCTCCGATTCGAACCGCTATAGCACGAGCAAGAGGACCACTATTCAAGTTTCTCACCGAGGGTTCCTTACAGAACACCACGGGTTCAAAGGCAGATCGTGTTAAGTTAGCCAGCACTAAGAAGGGCATTCAGAATTTCTTGACAAACTCGCTGCTTGAGATAGTGCCGATGAGTATCGATAAGTTCCAAGGTCGAAGAGATAAGATAGTGACTATCGACGAGTGGCTTTCTGGTGATGTTCGAGAGGACGTTGTCGGTGCTGCAGCACAGGGTGCCTCTAAGAATGATGATTATCTCATCTTGGCTATTAGCTCAGAAGGTACTGTCCGAAATGGAAGCGGCGATACAATCAAAATGGAGTTGTCAAAGATTCTCAGAGGAGAATATGTAGACCCCCATACATCCATCTGGTGGTACAAGCTTGATTCAGTCGACGAAGTAGGTAACCCTGATATGTGGCTCAAGGCCAATCCGAACCTCGGCAAGACTGTAAGTTATGAAACATATCAGTTAGAGGTCGAGAGAGCTGAGAATGCCCCGGCTACTAGAAATGACACCCTGGCTAAGCGATTTGGCATACCTATGGAAGGTTATACTTATTACTTTACATATGAAGAAACCCTTCCTCATAGAAAGAGAGACTATTGGCATATGCCGTGTGCTCTCGGTGCGGACTTATCTCAGGGAGATGACTTCTGCGCGTTTACATTTTTGTTCCCATTGTCGAATGGATGCTTCGGAGTAAAGACACGAAACTACATCACAGAGTCTACTTTGATGAAACTTCCTTCCGCTATGCGTGCGAAGTATGACGAGTTTATGAAAGAAGGCAGCCTTATTGTCATGCCGGGAACGGTTCTTGACATGATGCAGGTGTATGAGGATGTAGACAATCATATCTCTCAATGCGAGTATGATGTCCGTTGCTTTGGATTCGACCCATATAATGCTCGAGAATTTGTAGAGCGATGGGAACGAGAAAACGGTCCGTTCGGAATAGAGAAAGTTATACAGGGAGTTAAAACAGAGTCGGTTCCTCTTGGAGAATTGAAGAAACTGTCCGAGGAGCGCATGCTCTTGTTCGATGAAGATCTCATGACATTTGCTATGGGAAACTGTATAACCATCGAAGACACAAACGGAAACCGTAAATTACTTAAGAAGCGATACGACCAGAAGATCGATGCTGTTGCAGCAATGATGGACGCTTATGTCGCTTTTAAACTCAATAGAGAAGCTTTTGACTAATCGAAAGGAGGATAACATGTGGGAATACAATCATGGTCCTAGTCCTGATGAACTTTATCATTACGGCATTAAAGGCACGAAATGGGGAATGAGAAGAAGAAAAATTTTCAGAAAATTTTCCAGGTCCACTAGGCATTTTAATAGAGAATCATCCAGAACCTCATTTACTAATATTGCTCGTCGTACAATGGATAGAGTAGGCCTTAAGAAATCGTCTACTCGAGATCACAGGAATGACGATTATCGAGAAGCAAAACAGAAAGCCCGGGCATTACGAACAGCTAGAATAAGAAAAGTTTATGAGTCTTATATGAAAGATGCTAATAATGCGCAAAAACAAGCGAAGGGCGATAATGTTGGCGCAGCCTTTAATAGATCGAAACTCTATATTAGTCAAGTTTCACAAATAAATAGTGAATATAAGAAACAAGTTCAAACGGCTAAAAAATTTATTTATGGAGGTGACTAAAAATGTGGACCTATAACTATGTTCGATCTCCTGATGAACTCTGTCATCACGGTATCCTCGGAATGAAGTGGGGTGTTAGACGCTATCAGAATAAAGATGGGTCTCTGACTTCTGCCGGGAAGAAGAGATATGACCAGAATGACTGGAGCGATGATGCTAAAGAGGCTAGTAGACTTAAAAAGAAAAGTGTTAGCCAGATGAGCAACGCCGAGCTTAGAAAACTCACCGAGCGTCAACAGCTTGAGAGAAACTATGCCAATCTTAACCCGAGCCGTATTAAAAAAGGACTCGCCGTTGCCACGACAGCTGCGACAGTTCTCGGGACAATTACCACCCTATACACAAATGGAGATAAATTGGTGAAACTTGGTAAAAAAGTGGCCGACACAATTGTTAAAAAGAAGAAATAAAAAGGGGTGACAAAATAATATGTGGACCTATAGCTATGCTCGATCTCCTGATGAACTCTATCATCATGGTATAAAAGGCATGAGGTGGGGACATAGAAAAGCCGTCAAGATCGCTGGAAAGCGCGACGCTGCTAGTGCTATATACGATAAATGGGACGCAAAGGCTAAGAATGCATTATCTAAAGGAAAGACCAGGAGAGCTGAAAAGTATGCTCAAAATGCCTCCAAGTATAAAGCTAAAGCGGACAAGTATCAAGGCAAAATTGATAAAAAAATAGCAAAACAATATAAAAAAGTTGGCAAAGCGATTGCGGAATCGGAATTCTATAAAAAAGAAGGCGACGCCATATACAAGAAATATAACGACAAAGCGAATGCGTTAGAGAAACAAGCGAAGTATGAAGATAAAAACGGTAGAAGTTTATCGGCTTACTCGCTACGTGAGCAAGCAGCTATTATGCGAACAAGAGGTAAAGAAGATCGAAAAAATCAAACTGATATGGCTAAACGTTATATTGAACGTAGCAAAGTTTATACTAAAAAGGCATCGGAATTAGCGACAGCGACTAATACCAACTTGGGAAAAAAGAAGGTTGACTCTATTATAAAGTCGTCTAAGAAGAAACAAACCAAACTTAATGAGTATCTTAGCCGTCCAAGTTCTGAAGAACAGCAAGCCCGCGACTCAGCGTCCGATCTTTCATATTCATTAGCTAAATACAGGTATTGATCAGAAAGGAGGCCAAAATTCAAAATGGGATTAGGAACTAGACTCCAGCATGCCTGGAATGCCTTTGTTAATAACAGAGACCCGACCATGCAGTACCGTGATATCGGTGCTAGCTATTCTTATCGACCAGATAGACCTCGATTGACAAGAGGTAACGAACGTTCTATTGTCACCTCGGTCTACAACCGTATAGCGATAGACTGCTCGGCAATAGATATTAAGCATGTAAGACTCGACGACAATGAACGATTTAAAGAAGAAATCGATTCTGGACTTAACAATTGTCTCTCTGTCGAGGCGAACATTGACCAGTCTGGTCGCGCTTTTATTCAGGACGTTGTCATGTCCATGCTCGACGAAGGTTGCGTTGCTATAATACCTGTGGAAACCGATAAAGATCCAATTCTTACGGACTCATACAAAATCTTATCTATGAGGACTGGTAAGATATTGGAATGGTATCCGTCGCATGTTAAAGTTCGGGCTTACGATGAAAGAACCGGACGCAAAGAAGACATAGTTCTGCCAAAAGCTAGAGTTGGAATTGTTGAGAACCCCTTGTATGCGGTTATTAATGAACCGAACTCGACTATGCAGAGACTTATCAGAAAATTGTGTCTTTTGGATGCTATCGATGAGCAAAGCGGTTCAGGAAAACTGGATTTGATTATTCAGTTACCATACATAATTAAGACCGAAGCGAGACGTCAGCAAGCGGAAAACAGGCGAAAAGACATAGAAATGCAGTTGGCTGGCTCTAAGTATGGAATCGCCTATACTGATGGCACGGAACGTATTACTCAGCTGAACCGTCCCGTTGAGAACAACCTGATGAAGCAGATTGAGTATCTTACTCAGATGCTCTACAGCCAGCTAGGCATTACTCAGGCTGTTTTGGATGGCACTGCTGATGAGCAGACGATGCTTAATTACTATGATCGTACCATAGAGCCTATCTTATCCGCTATTGTCGATGAGATGAAGCGAAAATTCCTTACAAAGACGGCCCGATCGCAGAAACAGTCAATCGAGTTCTATAGAGACCCGTTCAGACTTGTCCCCGTTAACAATATAGCCGACATCGCAGATAAATTCACTCGAAACGAGATACTGACTTCAAATGAAATAAGGCAGATCATCGGAATGAAACCGTCTGATGATCCGAAGGCTGACCAGCTGATTAATAGTAACATAAATCATGCTGGGGAAGGGGATCAAATGGCTCTCGATGAAGGAGCACCAATGGACGAAGAAGGGTTGATGGATGAAGGAGAACCGACTAACGATGAAGGGCCTTCACTTATGGAGACACCGATAAGCGAATTATCATAAACAACGAAGGAGGAAAAAGTCAAAATGGAAGAATTTGATTTTAGTGGATGGGCCACTAAAGCTAATCTTAAATGCTCCGATGGTCGTACGATTATGAAAGACGCATTTAAAGATAATGACGGCAAGCAGGTCCCTCTTGTTTGGAATCATCAGCATAACGATCCGGACAATGTTCTTGGGCATGCCCTGCTGGAGAACCGAAATGAAGGCGTTTATGCCTACTGTAAATTCAATGATTCTGAATCAGGAAAAACTGCGAAACTTCTCGTGCAGCACGGCGACGTGAATGCGCTCTCTATCTATGCAAACCAGCTTAAGCAGCATATGTCGAATGTTGTCCACGGCAATATTCGTGAAGTAAGTCTGGTTCTTGCTGGAGCGAACCCTGGAGCATCTATTGATTCCATCATAATGCATGGTGAGGAATCCGATGAAGAGGGAGTAATTTACACAGGAGAAACACTCAGCCTTTCGCATTCTAGCGAGGACGAGCTTGCTCACGCAAATGAAGAAAATAAGGAGGATAAAACAATGGCAGAAGAAAATAAGGCTGGCGGAGAAAAGACCGTAGCCGATGTTTTCAATACTCTTACCGAAGAACAGAAAACGGTAGTCTATGCAATGATCGGACAGGCACTCGAAGATGCGGGTGTATCGGACGATAACGATGAAGAAATAAACCATTCAGAAGGAGGAACTGATGATATGAAAACTAATGTATTCGACCAGACCAATGAAAACAACGAGGGAGTTCTTAGCCACGACGCTATGCAGACCATCATTAACGATGGTAAACGCTATGGCAGCCTGAAGGAGAGCTTCCTTGCTCACGCGGGTGATTACGGTATCGACAATATCGATTACCTGTTCCCCGAAGCTCAGACTCTCAATAAGACCCCCGAATTTATTCAGAGAGAGATGGGCTGGGTCCAGAAGGTTATGAACGGTACCCACCACACTCCGTTCTCCCGCATTAAGTCTATCTTTGCTGATATCACTGAGGATGAGGCACGTGCGAGAGGTTACATGAAGGGCAAGCTCAAGAAAGAGGAAGTGTTCTCCCTTCTGAAGCGTACCACTACGCCTACTACCATCTATAAGAAGCAGAAACTCGATCGCGATGATGTTATCGACATCACCGATTTCGACGTTGTGGCATGGCTCAAGTCCGAGATGCGCATGATGCTGGATGAGGAAATTGCTCGTGCGATCCTTATCGGTGACGGCAGACTGGCTTCAAGCGATGATAAGATCAATGAGGCTAACATCCGTCCGATTTATAACGATGAAGAGCTCTATACCATCCAGACAACCGTTACCGTAGCTGCAAATGCTACTGCAGATGAGAAAGCCAAGGCTATGATCCGTGCGGCCATTAAGGCTCGTAAGGACTATAGAGGTTCTGGTACTCCTACGTTCTTCACTACTGAGGATGTTCTCACCGATGCTCTTCTTCTTGAGGATACTATGGGTCATCGTCTGTACAAGAATGCTGGCGAAGTTGCAGATGCGATGCGCGTAAAAGAGATCGTTACTGTACCTGTTATGGAAGGCATGAAAGGCAAGAATGGCGGCGATCTTATCGGCATTATCGTCAACCTTACCGACTATAATGTCGGTGCTGATAAGGGCGGAGCTATCAACATGTTTGACGACTTCGATATCGACTACAACCAGCAGAAGTACCTGATTGAGACTCGCTGCTCTGGCGCTCTCACCAAGCCTAAGTCTGCTATCGCAATCGAAATGACAACCGCTGCAGGTTGATCAACAGCTAAATTATAAGGAGGTAATCTAACATGGAGAGAATCTTTAACGATGCAAAAGATAAGAATGTCGCTGCCGTCATGATCTACGGAAAGTCTGGCGACACCAAGGCTTACACCGATGCTGCTTGCACTAAACAGTTCAAGACCAGCGAGCTTGCCGACGCGTTCTACAAGAGAGGTCTTGTTAAGATTGGTACAGACTACTTTGTTCCGATCTCCTTCGCTGTTGCGACTGGCGTCGGTACCCTTACGTATGCAAAGGCTGGCTCCAGCGCCGGCGCTGCGGCGACTGCCACTCTGGTTTCTGTTGCCGACTAAGTGAAAGAGGCGAAAATTCAAAATGGCGAAATACTTTGGAAAAATCGGCTATGCTGAAACGGAGGAGACCTCGCCTGGCGTATGGAGAGAACAGATTGTCGAGCGTGAGTACTACGGCGATTTGATACGAAACACCCGCAGGCTTCAAGCAGCCGACAAAGTTAACGACGATATCAATATTTCAAATGAAATAAGTATTGTCGCCGATCCATACGCCATGAGTAATTTTCACTCGATCCGTTATGCTGAGTTTATGGGTGCGAAATGGAAGGTTTCATCCGTTGAAGTTTCGTACCCTAGACTAATTCTGATGCTGGGAGGATTGTATACAAATGGCTAGTAGACTATCTCTACAGAGTGAGCTGGAAGAATTGCTCGGATCAAAAAACGTGTATTTTCAACCCCCGGCATCAGTCCGTATGAACTATCCGGCAATAGTATATTCTCGGAACGATATCGAGAACACTTTTGCTAATAACTCAGTTTATAAGCAAGATTTTGCTTATTCAATAACCGTGATATATTGCGATCCCGATAGTGATTTACCTATCAAGGTTTCGAGTGCTTTTCCGAGCATACGTTTCGATAGAAACTACGTATCGGACAATCTATATCACGATGTATTTACATTATTTTATTAAAGGAGGACACATACATGTCTAAACTTAAATGGGACCAGACCGGCGAACGTCTTTATGAAACCGGTGTAAGAAACGGTGTACTTTACCCTCTTGGAGCTAATGGAACATACCCCAAGGGTGTTGCATGGAATGGCCTTACTGCTGTGACAGAGAGCCCTTCCGGAGCAGAAGCCACACCTCTTTATGCGGATGACATCAAGTATCTTAACCTGATGTCTACCGAGGAGTTTGGAGCAACGATCGAGGCTTATACGTATCCAGACGAGTTCGCTGAGTGCGATGGTTCAGCGGCTCTTGCCACCGGTGTTCAGATCGGTCAGCAGGCTCGTAAGACCTTTGGCCTTTGCTATCGCACCGCTCTTGGTAATGATGTTGCTGGTAATGACTATGGTTACAAGCTCCACATTATCTATGGTGCTCTGGCTGCTCCTTCCGAGAAGGCTTATGCCACTATCAACGATTCTCCCGAAGCGATTACATTTTCTTGGGAAGTGACAACCACTCCTGTGAATGTAACTGGTTTCAAGCCTACCGCGTCAATCACCATCGACTCTACCAAGGCGAACGCTACTAAGCTCGCCGCCCTTGAGGAGATACTTTACGGTAAGGATGTTGCCAGCGGCGGTCAGGCAGTTGAAGCTCGTCTTCCTCTTCCCGATGAGATCGCGCAGCTTATGGCTGTCACAGAAGAGGGCAGCTAATTTAATCTAGCAAACTGATAATATTCATGGGCCTCGGTATAACATCGGGGCCCTCTTTTTAATTTGAAAGGAGAAAAATACAATGCTTAAGAAAACAATTACTTACACAGATTACAACGACGTAGAAAGAACTGAGGATTTCTACTTTAATATCACAAGAGCTGAGGCTATCGAAATGGAGATGACAACGACAGGCGGTATGATCGCAATGATTGAGAAAATAATCGCAGCGCAGGATACCCCGGCACTCTTCAAACTGTTCAAAGACCTCATTCTTAAAGCTTATGGCGAAAAGAGCGCTGATGGCAAAGCCTTCATGAAATCTGAGGCGATTTCTGACGCTTTTTCTCATACAGAAGCCTATTCAGAACTGCTTACAGAGCTCGTAACCGATGCAGACAAAGCATCTGATTTTGTAAACGGGATTCTTCCGAAACCCGATAAGAAGCAGAACGCCATTCCTGCAAAATAATAAGAAATTAATAAGGGAGGCATAGAAATGCTTACAATCACAATACCCTCAGTCGAAATGTGGGACGAAAAGAGTGAGCAATTTGTTTACATGCAGGAGACCACTCTTGAATTGGAACATTCTCTAGTCTCCCTTTCAAAATGGGAATCCAAATGGGAAAAGCCTTTTCTCTCTAGTAAAGACAAAACAGAAGAAGAGGTTTCTGATTACATAAAGTGCATGACGATCACACCGAATGTAAATCCGATCGTCTATACATGTCTTACGGTAGACAATATAACTACTATCACGGAGTACATCAATGCCTCTATGACAGCTACCACATTCAGTGATACAAGCAATAAACCTGGTCATGAGACAATCACGGCCGAGCTTATATATTACTGGATGATAGCTTTGAATATTCCTTTCGAATGTCAGGAGTGGCATTTAAATCGTCTGCTTACATTAATTAAAGTTTGCAATATTAAAAACACGCCGCCTAAGAAGAGAAGTAAACGAGACATCATGAGTCGCAATGCTGCTCTTAATGCGGCTAGAAAGAAACAATTAAATACAAGGGGGTAACAAAAATGGTTAGTCTTGAAACATTCTTACTTGCTCTGATGGTCGTATCGTCCGGTACGGGTCTCGTTACAGAGGCCATAAAGAAGATCCTCAAAGAGCATGACGTCAAGTACAGTCCCAACACTCTGGCTGGGATAGTGGCTACTGTGCTGTCTATCGTAATTGGTGTTGGATACATAATCTTTACTGAAACTCCGTTCTCAGCAAAGGTTGTGGTGTGCCTTATCGCGCTGATTGTCATGGGATGGCTCTGCGCTATGGTGGGATACGACAAAGTCGTTGGACAGATTTTTAAAAAGGATCGAGGAGAGTAACAAATGATAAGTTTCAGGCACAAGGGCGACTTCTCAAAATTGACACATTTTTTGGAGAGGGCAAAAGAGGTCGTTCATCTCGGATGCCTCGATAAATATGGTCGAGAAGGGGTTGCCGCCCTTGCGTCTGCGACACCTGTTGATTCGGGGCTTACAGCTAGTTCATGGTATTACAAGATTGAAAATAGCCATAATTCAGCCAGAGTAATCTTTTACAATTCAAATATTCAAAATGGAGTTCCAATAGCCATAATTCTACAGTATGGACACGGGACTCGTAACGGTGGCTGGGTGCAGGGAAGAGATTATATTAATCCTGCTATCCAGCCTATTTTCGATAAACTCGCAGATGAGGCATGGAGGGAGGTTGTTAAGACTTGAGTAAAACTATTGATGATAGAGTTGTAGAGATGCGGTTTGATAATTCGCAGTTTGAAAAGAATGTTAAAACCAGTATCAATACCCTCGGAAACCTTAAACAAAGTCTGAATTTGTCCGGTGCGGCCAAGGGCTTGGAGGCAGTCGACAAGACTGCTAGAGGCATAGACATGTCCGGACTTGGCTCCGCCGTTGAAACAGTTCGGTCTAAATTTTCCGCGTTAGAAGTAGTCGGAATAACGGCCCTCGCAAATATTACCAACTCTGCAGTTAATGCCGGAAAGCAGCTGATCAAATCTCTTTCGGTTGATCAGATAACTGCTGGTTGGCAAAAGTTTAGTGATAAGACAACATCCGTAGCGACACTTGTTGCTCAAGGTAATGCTCTTGAAGACGTTAATGCGCAGTTGGATAGATTGAACTGGTTCACTGATGAAACTAGTTACAATTTCACTGACATGGTATCCAACATTGCTAAGTTCACTGCAACGGGTAAGGGACTCGATGAGTCCGTTACTGCCATGGAAGGTATTGCTACGTGGGCAGCATTGTCTGGGCAGAATGCAGCAACAGCAAGCCGAGCCATGTATCAGATCTCCCAGGCGATGGGAGCCGGCGTCATGCGTCTCGAGGATTACAAGTCCATTCAGAATGCATCGATGGATACTGAGGAATTCCGTCAGAAATGTCTCGATGCTGGCGTAGCACTTGGAACTCTGAAAAAGAACGCTGACGGTACATACAAGTCGCTTGTAGCGGTTGAGGACAATGGAGCTGAAGCTTTCAATATTTCTCAGTTTTCAACAAAGTTGACTGCAGGTGCCTGGTTGACCTCGGACGTCATGATGCAAGTGTTCAACGACTACTCGAGTGCGGTCAGTGGAATTTATGAAGCAGCCGAAGAAAAAGGAATGCTCGCATCCGAGGTCATAGATGAGATCCATAAGAAAGCCGAAAAAGAAGGAATCTCGACAGATGAAGCAATAAAGTCCCTCGGCTACAATTTCGATTCGTTTGCTCTTAAAGCGTTCGAAGCCGCTCAGAAAGCAAGAACTTTTGGCGATGCTATTGACTCGGTAAAAGACGCGGTAAGTACTGGGTGGATGAACACCTTTAGCATTATATTTGGCGATGCAGAAGAAGCTACCGAATTGTGGACCGACCTGGCTAATGCAATGTATGACGTCTTTGCTAGCGGTGCAGAAGCTCGTAACGAGATGCTTTCTGGATGGAAAGAACTCGGTGGTCGTGACGATCTCATAGAGTCTTTCTGGAATGTCTGGGAAGGTATCGGGTCTATCGTTAAGCCAATAAAAGAGGCGTTCCGTGATATTTTCCCACCGATGACCGCCGAACGGCTTGCTGCATTCACAAAAGCGTTAAAAGAGTTCACTGCAAAGTTAAAGCTCAGCGATTCTGCATCAGATAAGCTCAAGCGTACGTTCAAAGGTCTATTTGCCATACTCAGCATCATAAAGCAGGCATTTACCGCCGTATTTAAAGCAATTTCTCCTTTGTTTGGAGGTCTTGATGATCTCGGAGGAGGAATACTTGGCGTAACTGCTAAGATTGGCGATTGGCTTGTCAAACTTAATGATACTGTCAAAGAGACTAATATATTTACCAAGGGTATAAATAAGATTGGCGACGTTCTTAAAACTGTCGGGGACGCACTTAAGAAATTCTTTGGGTTTGTCAAAGAAAAAATAAGTTTCCCAGGTCTTGAAGTTTTCCAGGCTCTATTAGAGAGAGTTAAGGAAAGAATGGGCGATTTAGGTACAGTCGCTGAAGGAATGAGAGACGGCATCGTCCGGGTGTTTGATGCCATCGGCACGGCACTCGAAAGAGGCAGCTTCTTTAAATTCTTACAGACTTTATGGAAAGTGGTAACCACTGTTGGTAATGCCATCGGTAAATTGCTGGGTGGTCTGCTCGGTGGAATCATTGATAAATTAGGCAATGCGAACTTTAGTGGAATACTCGATTTTATTAATACTTTGACCCTTAGCGGAATAGCGGTTCTTATTGCTAGATTCGTAAATGGTTTGAGAGATATTGCTGATAGTGTCGGTAGTTTCAAAGATAGTGCGATCGGCATTCTCGACAGCGTAAGAGGATGCTTTGAAGCCTATCAGACGAAGATAAAAGCCGGAACGTTAATGCAGATCGCTAAGGCTATCGCTCTGCTGGTGGCTGCCATCCTCGTCTTGTCATTTATAGACAGTGATAAACTTGATACGGCACTCGTAGCTATTACGGCTCTCTTTGCAGAGTTATTAACTTCTATGGCTATATTCACTAAGATATCTGGCAAATTCAGCGGAGTAACAAAAGCTTGTACGGCTATGATTGTAATGTCGGCAGCTGTACTCATTCTTGCCGGTGCTCTTAAGAGTATTTCGTCTTTGAATATGGATGAAATAGGCAGAGGACTTCTTGGCGTAGCTGGTCTTATGGGCATACTTGTTGCTACTGTGAAGATACTTAGTAGTGGTGGAAAGAACGCAGTTAAAGGCGCTACTCAAATGGTTATATTTGCGGCGGCACTTAAGATATTGGCTTCCGTATGTAAAGACTTCTCTATCTATAGCTGGGAAGAGATGGCCAAAGGTCTGGTTGGCGTTGTCGCCCTTCTGGCAGGAGTGTCTTTATTTTTAAGAACCGCCAAGTTTAGCGGAAAGACGATCACTACAGCTACCGGAATTGTTATTTTGGCAGCAGCATTAAAAATCCTTGCATCTGTTTGTAGAGATTTTGCCTCTATGAGTTGGGAAGAGATCGGAAAAGGTCTTGCTTCTGTTGCAGGACTCTTAGCTGCTGTTCTCGCATTTACAAGACTTTCTGGCAGTGCAAAGCATGTTATATCCACCGGTATTGCCCTTATCGCTATTGCTGCTGCCATGAAGATATTCGCCTCGTCAGCAAAAGAGATGGCAAAGATGTCATGGGAAGGCATAGCAAAAGGTCTAGTTGCCATGGCTGGCGCATTAGCTGCCATAACAATCGCACTTAATCTAATGCCCAAAAATGTCATTAGCAAAGGCATCGGTTTGATAGCAGTTGCAGCCGCTCTTTCTATCTTAGCATCTGTATTGTCCAAAATGGGCAGTATGAGTTGGGAGACGATAGGTAAAGGTTTGGTTACATTGGGCGGTGCCATGGTTATTCTGGCCATCGGCCTCAATGCAATGAAAGGAACTTTGGCTGGTTCCGCAGCAATGCTTATTGCAACAGTAGCTCTCAACGCATTGGTTCCGGTTCTTAAGTCTTTGGGAAGCATGAGCTGGGAGTCGATAGGAAAAGGTCTAGCAACCATCGCTGGTGCATTCATCATCATTGGTGTTGCTGGTTATGCCCTCGCATCGGTTGTTCCTGCAATAATTGGACTTGCCGGAGCTTTGGCACTAATCGGTGCTGCTGTGCTTATGGCTGGCGTTGGTATAGCTGCTTTCGGAATTGGGCTAACGGCATTGTCAGCAGGCTTAACGGCTTTTGGTGCGTCTCTTGGTGTAATTGTCGTTGGGCTTGTAGCAGTTGTTAAAGCATTTGTTGTCGGTATTATCGAGGGAATAGGTGAAGGCATTATAGCTCTTTGCGAGACTATTGCCGGAAGTGCCTATGCTATCGGTGATGCTATAAAGGCCGTTGTCCTTACCTTGATCGATGTGTTAGTTGAGTGCATACCGCCTCTTGTCGACGGGGCACTGAAACTGATTGCCGGGCTACTCGACGCCCTTGTCGATTATACTCCGCAAATCGTCGATTCCTTATTCCAGTTCGTTATCAAGATTCTGGAAGGTTTAGGAAGAAACACGCCGCTTCTTATCCAAGCAATAGCAAATCTCCTTTCGGATCTTTTCCAAGGAGCCATCGATGCGCTTACGAGCATAGATCCCGATGTGTTTATCAAAGGATCATTGGCAATCACGCTTCTTGCAGGAATGATGGCAGCGCTTGCCGCAATAGCTTCCTTAATACCCTCTGCCATGGTAGGAGTACTTGGTATAGTTGCTGTACTGGCGGAATTCGGAGCCCTTGCTCAAATTCCAGGCCTCTCGTGGTTGATCGGAGAAGGCGGTGCACTGCTTAGTAAAATTGGAGAGGCTATTAGCGGTTTTGTCGGCGGAATAGTCGGTGGACTCATGGGCGGAATCTCGAGTTCTCTTCCGACGATTGCCGAAAATTTGTCATCGTTTATGACGAATCTCCAGCCCTTCCTCGATGGAGCAGAAAATATAGATCAGGAGACATTGAGCGGTGTAAATGCTTTGGTTGGAACAATCTTGGCACTTACAGGAGCTAATCTCCTTGAGAGTTTAACTTCTTGGGTTACGGGCGGATCATCCTTAGCTAAATTTGGCGAAGATATTGCTGCTTTTGGACCTTCATTGAAGGCATATTCTGATTCCGTTGCTGGCGTAGACACCGAAGCTATTAAGGCTTCTGCAGAAGCCGCAAAAGCACTTGCCGAGATGGCTTCTATAATACCTAATGAAGGCGGTGTTGCCAGTTGGTTTGCAGGCGATAACAGTGTCGCCAATTTCGCTCCGCAGTTGCCGGCATTAGGAGAGGGTCTTAAGGGCTTCTCAGACTCTGTGTCTGGCATTGATCCAGAGAACATCATAGCGGCCGCTAATGCCGCTAGGGCACTTGCCGAGATGGCTTCTATAATACCTAATGAAGGCGGTGTTGCAAGCTGGTTCGCTGGAGAGAATAGCATATCTAAATTTGGTTCAGACCTTATCGCACTTGGCCAGGGACTCAAAGGCTTCTCTGAAGAAATTGCAGGAATAGTTCCCGAGAACCTCATAGCTGCTGCAAATGCTGCTAAAGCTCTTGCAGAAATGACTGCCGTGATACCAAATGAAGGTGGCGTAGCCAGTTGGTTTGCCGGAGAGAATAGTATATCTAAATTTGGTTTCGATCTTATTGCCCTCGGTCAAGGACTTAAGGGATTCTCTGATGCAATTGTTGGCGTTGTTCCTGAAAACATTGTGGCAGCTGCAAACGCAGCTAGAGCCTTGGCTGATATGGCTTCGGTTATACCTAACGAAGGCGGTGTGGCAAGTTGGTTTGCAGGCGATAATAGCATATCGAAATTTGGTTTCGATCTTATTGCCCTCGGTCAAGGACTTAAGGGATTCTCTGATGCAATCGTAGGAATAGTCCCGGAAAACTTAGTAGCAGCTTCGAATGCTGCTAAGGCGCTCGCTGAGATGACCGCTGTAATACCAAATGAAGGCGGCGTAGTAAGCTGGTTTGCTGGGGAGAATAGCGTATCTAAGTTTGCTGGAGATTTGGTATCTCTTGGTCATGGACTTAAAGGTTTCTCTGAGTCAGTTAGCGGAATTATTCCTGAGAACTTAGTAGCCGCATCAAATGCTGGCAAAGCTCTTGCAGAGATGACAGCCGTTATTCCAAAAGAGGGAGGAATTAAAGCCTGGTTCTCGGGTGAAACAAGTGTATCAAATTTCGCAAGTAATTTGCCGAAACTTGGTGACGGGCTTAAGGGATTCTCCGATTCCGTTGCCGGAATAGTAGTTGAGAATATCACCGCAGCAGCTAATGCGGCTAAGGCACTTGCCGAGATGACTGCTGTTATTCCTAAAGAGGGCGGAATCAAAGCCTGGTTTAGCGGAAAATCCGGTGTTGCTACTTTTGCAGACAAACTTCCTACTTTGGGTGATGCGCTCAAAGGATTTTCCGATTCTGTTGAAGGGATAAAGCCTGAGAATGTTACAGCGGCGGCTAATGCAGCTAAGTCTCTCGGAGAGATGACAGCTATAGTTCCAAAGGACACGAGCAAGATAGGTGCATTTGGTACAAATCTCGAAAAGTTTGGCGAAAAGCTTGCTTCATATTTCTCCAAGACCAAAGATATTTCGGCGGAAAGCATATCTGGTGCGAAGAATGCGGTCGATTCAATAAAAGATATCGATAAAGTGAATGCTGGCAATATAAAATCGGTGTCGAAAGCAATTGACGACTTGGTCGATTCTATCAAAGGTATGGCCAAGATTACAAAAGCTTCAGTGACCAACTTTAAGAACGCTTTGGACGAGCTTGGGAAAGTTAGTAGTAAAGCACTTCTTAAGCCATTCCAAGATATTAAGACCGATATGGAGAAAGCTGGCAAGACTGCAATTGACGCATTCATAAAAGGCGTAAAGAGCAAAAAATCTACAGTAGAAACTGCCGCTAAAGAGGTCGCTAACAAATCGAAAGATGGCATCGAAACTAAAAAGAGTTCTTTCGAGACTGCAGGACGTCATCTCGTCGAGGGCTTTGCTAATGGCATAGAAAACAATGCCTACAAAGCAGAAGCAAAAGCCAAAGCGATGGCTCAAGCTGCTGTGGATGCTGTCCAGAAGATTTTGAAAGAGCACTCACCGTCAAAGGTAGGCTATAGTCTTGGTGACTTCTTCGGTGTAGCATTCGTCAACGCCATAGGCGACTACAGGGATAAGGCTTACGAAACAAGTGCGGAAATGGCTTCGTCGGCGAAGAGCGGTCTGGCCAGCAGTCTCAATAAAATAAGAGACGTCATCGACGGTAATATAGATACTCAACCGACAATTCGTCCAGTTCTCGATCTTAGCGACGTGAGAGCCGGAGCTAGCTCAATCAGTGAAATGCTGAATATGAATGGTCCCATTGGTGCATTGGCGAGTGCGAGCAGCATTAGTGCGATGATGGGCAGACGAAATCAAAATGGAACAAGCGACGACATTATTTCAGCAATTAAAAATCTCAGCGGTAAACTTGATAAAGCTTCTAGTAACGTTTACAACATCAACGGAGTTACTTACGATGATGGTAGCAATATTTCCGAAGCAGTCAAATCTATCGTGAGAGCAGCAAGAGTGGAAAGGAGAGTGTGAGATGGCCATTAGCAGTATTACTAAGACTACTGAGAATTATACTGTTTGCAAAGGCGATACATTTAGTGAGATAGTACAAAGATGCATACAAGTTAGTATGCCCGGATATTCTGGACTGAATGTGTATTATGCTGGCATAAATAAATTGAAATCATTCAATCCTGATATTGAAGATGTCGACCTTATTTATGTCGGTCAAAAAATAATACTTCAAGGTACAGCCGCAACTAAGACGACAAATAAGACACTTAAGAAAGCGAAGATAACCAACTTCGGTCTTCAGTCTTCTAGAACCGACAGCACCTTGTTTGCAACTTGGGCTTGGGATGCCGATCACACTGATCATTACGAGGTTAGGTGGAAGTACGCAACTGGGGTCGGAGTTAAATTCATAGGAAGTCAAACAACCGTCACAGTTAAACAGAGCGTATATACCGAAAATAATGAAGATGCCACTCTTGTTACTTTTGAAGTTAAACCGATCGCTAAGAACCATAAGGTTAACGGTAAGGATACACCTTATTGGAAAGCCGGATGGTCTACAGTAAAGACATATTATTTCAAGAATGGTCCCCCGGACAAGCCCGGTTCTCCTACAGTCGAGATCAAAGATTCTAAACTTACAGCAAAACTTAACTATACGGATTCAAAAAATAGAGCTACGTCAATTAGGTTTGAAATAGTTAAGAATAATAAGACTGTTTTTGACACTGGAGAGGCAAAATTAAAAACTAACTATGCATCATATTCTTGTAAAATAGACCCTGGCAGTGAGTACAAAGTTCGTTGTCGAGCCATTAGTAGCAAATCATATAGTGAATGGTCTGAATATTCAAGCAATCTGCAATCGGCTCCCGCGGCATCCAAAGGGATAAAAATAATCTATGTACTTTCTTCAACATCTCTTGGCATTAGTTGGTATAGTGTAAAAAATGCTACTGGATATGAGATTCAGTACGCTGTCAGTAAAAGATATTTTGATAGTAATCCAACGGAAGTATCATCTAAAACAATAGATTCTACTGTCAGTCATGCTGAGATAACAGGTTTAACATCTGGTTACGAGTACTTCTTCAGAGTAAGAGCGACTAATGAAAAAGGTAACTCCCCATGGACAGAAGTGAAGTCTGTAAAAATTGGAGAGGTGCCTTCTGCTCCTACAACATGGTCCTCTACAACTACGGTTATTTCTGGAGAACCGCTTACTTTATATTGGGTACATAATTCTGCCGATAACTCAAGGCAAACTGAGGCGGTACTCGAACTGGATGTTGGCGGTAATGTTACGACTCACAAAACAGTATATGGAACCTGTATCAGCATAACGAATGTAGCAGATAGCGAAGTATCTAACAAGATTGTCAGCCTTCCTGGATTCGTATTGGCAAAAGGGGCGATTATCAAAGTATTAATGACATTTTCTAATACGTCTTCAAAACTTACTCTAAATGTGAATAACACCGGAGCGAAGACTGTTACAAAAGTGTCGACGTTGGATAGCTTTTATTGGCCTGCTGGTGCGCTGGTGACTTTCGTATATGATGGGACCAACTGGCAAATGACTGAGTATAAAGATGAAGACGAAAGCGATACAAATTCATATTCAGTTGATACATCTGGTTGTACTGAGGGTACGAAAATCAAATGGCGAGTTAAAACTGCCGGGATTTTTACCGATTCAGGAGGAAATCGTGTTTACAGCGACTGGTCGATTCAACGAACTATTGACGTATACGCCCCTCCGACGTTGGCCCTTACGGCAACCGACTCAATGGGTACACCTCTTGGAACAGAGACCGAGCTTGACGATTCCGGAGTAATTACGGTAACGCAACTTGAATCATTTCCGTTCATAGTAACAGCTGAAGCTGGACCAAACACACAGAAACCGATCGGGTATTATATTTCAGTCACTTCTACTGAAGTTTACGAGACTGTTGATGAAATCGGCAATATAAAAACCGTGAATAACGGCGAAGAAGTATACTACAAATATTTCGATGTCGTATCTAATCCGTTGAAAGTCAATCTGTCAGCAAGCGATATTGATCTTGAGAATAATATTACATACAAGATCACTTGCACAGTAGCAATGAATTCCGGTTTGACGGCAGAAAAGTCATTGATTTTCACAGTTGGTTGGGCAGATGATATTTTTTATACCAATGCAGAGATCACGTATGACAATGAATCTTGCACGGCCTTTATAGGACCATATTGTGATGACGACAACGGTAAGCTAGCTGAAGGAGTTGCACTATCTGTCTATCGGAGAGAATTTGATGGCAGTTTTACAGAGATTGCTTCTGGATTGGAAAACACAGACCATACATATGTAACTGACCCGCACCCGTCTCTGGACTATGCTCGATATCGAATTGTGGCAACAAAAGCATCGACAGGAACTATAAATTACTACGATGTTCCCGGCGTGGCGGTTGGAGAAAAAGCCGCAATCATTCAGTGGGATGAAGATTGGAAAAACTTTGATGTTGTCAGCGAGAATCCGATGGATCAGCCAATGTGGTCTGGCTCTATGCTGAAACTTATGTACAATATTGATGTTTCTGACAATCATACGCCCGATGTCGAGCTCATCGAGTATATTGGACGCAAGCACCCCGTAAGTTATTACGGTACACAAGTCGGGCATAGTTCTAACTGGAGCATGTCAATTCCGAAAAGTGATGCAGAAACACTATACATGTTGCGCCGTCTTGCTGCATGGATGGGCGATGTGTATGTCAGGGAACCTTCTGGAAGTGGCTACTGGGCAAATGTTGCAGTTTCGTTTAGTCAGACACATTGTGAAATAGTTATTCCAGTAACACTCAAAATTACAAGGGTAGAGGGAGGAAAGTAACATGGCAGATTGGTCATCATCGATGCAACAAACATATGAATATTATGTTGTTGATCCCGGAACTTGGAAAGATGAAAGACTGATTGACGTGGTAAAAAATGCCACAATCGATCGAGATTCTGGAGTTGAAACACTTGGTTCCGCCACCATCGATGTGACGGAATCGGTCGGAGAATGCTATATCCGAGTATACCTCATAACAATTCAAAATGGAGTTAAAGAAAAGCATCCATTGGGAACATTTCTTGTTCAGACCCCGGCATCTAGTTTTGACGGTAAGATAAGGAATGTTTCAATGGATGCCTATACTCCATTGTTAGAACTGAAAGAAAAGAAGCCGCCGATAGGATATTCTATCGTAAAAAACAAAAATTCTAACGATGACGAGCCTATTATGGACATCGCGTATAGGATTGTTCGAGACAATACAAGAGCTCCCGTTGTGGCGGCCAAATGCGACACAAAATTCGTAAGTGATTTTGTTGCAGACACTAATGATACATATTTATCGCTTACAAATGATCTTATCGGAAATGCGAAATACAAACTTGATCTTGATGAAATGGGACGTGTTTTATTCCAGCCCGAGCAGAAAACAGACTCTTTGCAACCGGTTTGGACTTACGACGATGGAAATAGTTCGATTCTATATCCAGAGATAAGCATGGATCATGACTTATATGGGATACCAAACGTTGTCGAAGTTATATATTCGAATGGGAACAAGCAATTCTACTCGAGGGTTGCAAATGACGATCCGAACAGTCCAACGTCAACTATTAATCGCGGAAGAGAAATCATTCATCGTGTAACCGATCCCGGTTTTGTTGGTATTCCAACTACGAATCAGGTGGATGAATACGCTGAATTGTTGCTAAAAGAGTTATCTACGATTGAGTATACAGTGACATATACCCACGGTTATTGCCCAGTTCGGCTCGGTGATTGTGTTCGACTGAACTATGAGAGAGCCGGAATAAAAAATATTAAAGCTAAGGTAATAAGACAGTCGATCAAATGCGAACCGGGTTGTCCTGTTACAGAAAAAGCCGTATTTACTACTAAACTATGGAGGTGATATTTTATGCCATTGACTAACGATTTGATATCGCAATTTGTTAAAGTTACAAAAGACAAAACCGCTGGCAAAAGCGAGACCGTCGTTTACGGCACAGTACAAGAGTCAAAAGCTCCGAACGGACTAAACTATGTTAAAATCGATGGTTCGAATTTGCTGACTCCAATATCATCGACCACAGTTGTCTCAGCTAATGACCGAGTGACGATAATGATAAAAAACCACTCAGCAGTTGTTACAGGAAACCTTACATCACCGTCGGCAAGAAGTGAGGATACAATTAGTGTACTAGCGCTTGATGCACAGGTAGCAAGAATTAATGATCTTGAGGCTGCCAACGTGACAATTAGCGGAAAAGTTACCGCAAATGAAGGCGAAATCAGAAATCTTAAATCTGATCGTGTCACTGCTAGCGAGGTTGATGCTAAATATGCTACAATCGTGGACCTGAATGCTCAAAAAGGCAGGATCGATACTCTGGAATCCGATCGCATTACTGCCAGTGAAGTTGCGGCTGAATATGCCACCATCGTAAATCTGAATGCTCAGAAGGGCCGAATTGATACCTTGGAGTCAACTTATATTTCGTCTACGGTTGTAGCAGCAACTTATGCAACGATTGCGAGTCTGAACACCGAGAAGGGTAGGATTGATATTCTCGAGACAGAGAAGCTTTCCGCTGCTGATATCGAAGGCAAGTATGCTAATATCGATTTCTCAAATATTAGCAAAGCCACAATGGGGCAATTCTATGCCAATTCAGGTCTCATTCAGAACGTTGTAGTCGGCGATTCGACGATCACCGGAAAGTTGGTCGGTGTCACAATTAGTGGAGATCTGATCGAAGGTAATACGGTTAAAGCCGAAAAGCTCGTTATCAAAGGTACGGACGGTCTCTACTACAAGTTGAATACGGACGGAGTAACTACTGAAGCTCAGCAAACAAATCAAAATAGCTTAGACGGTAGTGTTATTAAAGCAAAGTCAGTCACAGCTAGTAAGGTAAATGTTACTGATCTTGTTGCCTTCGGCGCCACAATCGGCGGGTTTAACATTACCGACTCTGCTTTATATTCTGGGGTGAAGTCTGCTGCAAATAATACCACTAGGGGTATATATTTAGGGAAAGATGCTCAGTCTGCTATCGGCGATGGCACAAGCTATATTAAGTACTACAAAGATTCCAACGGAAATTATAAGCTTGATATTTGTGCGGACAGCATCAATTTAACTAGCGGCACAAATGTGCAGACCCAGATGAGTCAGCTTTCTCAATCGGTCGAAACAAATTCCGACGATTTGACTGCGTATATTACTGCAACAAATAGTAAACTCGACGATCTCCAGGGTCAGGTAGACGGTTCCATCATGACTTGGTTCTATGAATATGCACCGACGAATAGCAATGCTCCGGCTTCCGATTGGACCACTACAGCTCTTAAAAACAACCATCTTGGAGACTTGTTCTATGATACTTTGACTGGATATTGTTATCGCTGGCAGGTTGAGAACAATACGTATTCTTGGAATCGTATAACCGATGTAGATGTCACGAAGGCATTGTCCGATGCCGCTAAAGCTCAAGACACAGCTGATAAGAAGAGGAGGGTATTTACCGCTACGCCGATGACTCCATATGATGTTGGTGACCTTTGGGCACAGGGCACCTCTGGTGAGTTAATGCGGTGTAAAACGGCGAAGACCTCGAAACAGAGTTATGCGGCTGCCGACTGGGAGAAAGCATCTAAGTATACAGACGATACCAAAGCAAATGCCGCCAAAAGTGCTGCAGATGCTGCTCAAGCTGATGCTGATGCACTAAAGACGAGAATGACCTCTGCTGAAACAAGCATCACGCAAAACTCGGAACAGATCGCTCTGCGGGCGACTAAGACTGAGGTGACCAATGCTAAATCAGAGGCTATAAGTACTGCAGCGACAGATGCGTCGTCAAAGGCCAATGCCGTAAAATCAGATCTTAATGCGCTCACCACTCGAGTTACTGCGGCCGAATCGTCCATAACTCAAAATGCGAATGCAATCGAACTCAGGGCGACAAAGACGGAAGTGAATGCAGTTAAAACAACGGCCGATGCTGCCACAACCCGGTTGAATACCAAGGGACTGAACAAAGCAGTTGTAGATTTGCTTGATACGACGACTTACAGTGCCGACATGTATTATCCTGTAGTGGGAACGACGATACCGTATACCGGCTATCACACATTCGAGATCAATAACCAATTGGAGTCCAATAGTGCGCCATCTTGGAGTACGCATTCGAATAAAGGATTCACATGCAATATATCTGCACGAATGATCGCATCTGGATGGGGTACTACAAAGACCGAAATAAGAGGATGGATTGATTTATTCTCGTACAATTTCTGTGACAAGATGCCCGCATATATTACGCAGATGTGGAGATCATCATTTCCAGTGTTCTATCTGCGTGGTGGCGGAAAATACTACATATACACCGATTATAACTGCACATGGAAGGTAAAAACGTCAACCTATACTAACAGTGATGAATCCGTTACTCCGACAGCGTCACCTACCAATGATAATCAGCTGATTAATAACTGGACAAACAACTCTCGTCTTAAAACCGCGGAGACAAATATCACTCAGAACGCCAATGCAATTGCATTACGAGCAACAAAAGATGAATTGTCCGCGCTAGATACTAGAGTGACATCGGCTGAGTCATCCATAACAATAATGGCCAACAGCATTGCCTCGAACGTGACCGAGACTACGAACCTTGGTACACGGACGACGACTCTCGAGCAGACTGCGGACGGGCTCACAGCTCGAATAGATACTGCAGAAAATGATATTGCCACCGCACAATCAACTGCAAATACGGCTAAGACTAACGCGGCAACGGCACAGTCGACTGCGAACACAGCTAAGACTAATGCTGCAACAGCGCAATCAACTGCAAACACAGCTAAGACTAATGCTGCAACAGCGCAATCAACCGCGGATACAGCCAAGACTAATGCTGCAACAGCACAATCAACTGCGGATGCTGCCAAGAAAACTGCTACTAACTTCATATCTTTCGATACTACGAATGGAGTGTTGTTGGGAAACAAGACATCTGGATCTTGGTCTGGAACTAGAGCTCAGATTACAGGTTCTGCATTTAACATACTCGATTCGAGCGGAACGATACTTTCCAGTTACGGAAGCACGACAACCATCGGCAAGACTAACGGAAGCAATATTCACATTGACAGCGGTGGCGTCTATGTTCGAAAGAACGGGAAAATTCTCGCTACATTTGACCAATATGGATTGAAAATCGCAAATACAAACGACTCGTCCGGCTCGTTGGGATCAGGAACTACTAAACCGGCATTGGTTATTGGAACACCATCTGCTTATCATATCGAAATGGATAACAATGAGATTATGGCTAAGTCTAATGCCACGACTTCAAGCCATCTATTTTTGAATATGGAAGGCGGTAACGTTTCGGTCAATAACAACGCAAATCGTGCATTTATGTTCCAAAAAGGGGCTTTATATGCTAAGAACTCTTCGTTCAACAATGGAGAATATTTAGGCATTCTCGATGCCATTAATGATGACGGAAACACGACGTTGGGCTATGGCGGATATTTAAAAAAGATTGGCGGTACCAACGTATATGGCAATAGTATCAGCCTGGTTTCAAATGGAAATGTTGACGTTGAGGCATCGTGGATCAAATGTCGTAGTATAACTCCTAGTGACAATGCTACATATGCGTTGGGAACCTACGGTGAAAAAGGCTGGTCGAATATATATTTGGGAAAAGGCGATGGCAAAACAAATGCTCTCCATATAATTTCTGGTAGCAGCACATACACTCTTTGCGGTGTAAACTCAAGCGGGCAATATATATTCGGCAATAACGCTGCAGTAATGTATTATCAGGTTAAAAACGTAAGTGAAACTGCTACCGGCAACGCCTTTAAAGTGACTTCAGGAAACAATACGGCTGCAAATAATACATCCTCCGTTTGGTTCTTTGGAGCTGCAGATGCGACATCTAGATATATTGGCTCGTACCTAGCTTATAACCGTACGTACTCATCTACAGCCAACATGGTAGTCACCGGCAACGGTATCTTCGGACGTAGCACGTCATCGTCTCAAAGGTATAAGAAGGATATTTCTATCGCAAATATTGACGATTTGAGAGGGCTTTACGATCTTCCAGTTAAGAAATTCAAGTACAAGGAAGACTATATCGCAGCAGACGATGAACTGTATGATAAACCATTGTACGGTTTTATTGTCGAGGATCTCGAGAATGTTCTGCCGTGTGCAGTTCAGCATGAGAAGGACACGGATGGCACTGTTAGACCAGAGATGTGGAATAGCAACGTCATTGTTCCGTCACTACTTAAACTAATTCAAGATCTTAATACAAGGTTAAAAACTTTAGAGGAGAAGGAGAACTAATAATGCCTACTGAATTAACAAGACTCTATAATACATTACTGCTGATCGAAACGAAAGGCGAAAACACTAAGATCATGGCTCAGTGCCTCCAGTATCTTGAGCAGCTTATAGCTAACGAGAAAAATAAACCTATCGAACAGGAGGAAACGCAGCATGAGTGAGGCAGTAATTGTCGGTTTTTTATCATTGGTCGGGACACTTCTCGGTTCGATACTCGGTATTCTTGCTGCGAATAAGCTTACAAACTATCGGATTCAGAAGCTTGAAGAAAAGGTCGAAAAACACAACAAGGTTGTTGAGAGAGTCTATCATTTGGAGACCCTTGATGATGTTATCGAAGACCAAATCAAGACTATGAACACAAGGATGGACCGACTGGAGCAGCGAGACTAATACAATAAAAAGAGGGGCCCCGTCATTATGACAGAGCCTCTTCTTTTTTTTACTTCTTATTTTCTTTTTGCTTTCTTGCTGCTTTCACAAGAGCGATAGTTGCCTTCTCTAAACGCTCTCGGTTTATTTCTCCTCTAACTGTCACGGTCGCATTTTCAAATTTATACGTTTTCTCCATCTTTCTCAGCCCCTTTCTTTATTTTATTGTACATCTTTATATTTTCCGGTGTAACAGGACAATGTGGGTAGACATAGTCTCTCCTGTTATATTTTTCCAGTATAATAAATATTTGGAAGTAACATTGATATAGTCCAGTTAATCGTTAATTAATAGTATCACAGAATAATTAAATTCGCGAAAATTACAAACCTTATTATGAGAGAACAGTAGACTCGTATCGAGTCGAGGGTTAAAAGCCTAGCTGTTCTCTTTAATTTTTTATTTGAAAAGGAGAAAAGAACATGAACAAATTTTATCTTGGCGGTGTGGAACTTGTCTCGGCTGACAAACTTAAAACGATATCATTCGAGAGCGAGAGCTTGCCGGACTACGTGACGAGCATCTATAGCCCATTATCCACTAGCGAGGAAATGAGTTTCGAATGTGAAGTAAACCCGCAGTTATTTGAAAGACTAACTGGCGTCGATCTGTCTCAGCATCGTGATTTAACAAGTTTCACGATTGCATGTGTGGGAGCCTATCAAGTACAGGTTAGACGTCATAAGAAGAAAAGAATAAACAAAAAGTGGGCTAAACGCTATGGATATAAAACAAAGTTTAAGACAGTTATAATGACGGACGCTCAATTCAAACAAGGCGAGAATGATTTTGAATTTGAATTCACAGGGAGGCATATGAATGTTTTCTAATTTCGATGCGGTTTTTCATCCAGAGAAGAAATGGAAAAATAAACGTTTGTCGGCGAGTTGTCCCTGCAACGATTGCGATACATATAAACAATACGAGATGGAGGCGTTGTATGGAACGATTGCCGAAAGACAGTATGCCGAGTTACCAGAATCGTGCGATACGTGCATTAAGAAGATTCTCTGGACTATTGATTGCATGCAAAAACTTAAATGGTACGAAGACAAGGACGAAACGCTTCAAAAATTGTAAAAAATAAAGAGGAATTTACTTCTGAGTTACCGAATATTGTTGTATGGGGAGGGGATACATATGAACAAATATAGTGTTATATCACTTGCTAGTATATTAATATTCATTATTTTGTATAATATAATGATGACTGGTGTTTCTTTTGGGGTATTTGGCAAGCCTTTTATTGTTATAATGTTTCTTTTACCAATATTTGGTTTTTTGTCAGGACTAAAAGCTGAGAAGGGCTGGATAAAATGGATATTGATAATTCTTAACTTTATTGTATTTTGTATGGTTGTGTATATTTCATTACTTGCTTATGGTATTCCTGAACGCTAAGTTATAGATGTATGATAAAAGAGGCTCCGTCACTACGACAGGGCCTCTTCTTTTTTACTTCTTATCTTTCTTTTCCTCTTCTATCTCTTCTTTCGGTTTAAATTTTATCTTAATCTTAGCATCGTACTTGTTAGATAAAATCCTAGACATAACTTCCTCAATTCTACTTTTCACTACTTCTTTATCTGGATTATCCGTAGCGCCCATACAAACATCCCCTATCTTTTTCCTCGATATATTATGTGGATATTTTAACATAATAAGGAAATAGATTATTATTCAAAAGGGATTTGTTGGTATATTGTCGAATTTAGGTAATAAGGAGGAGGTGGGGGATATTGAAAAAGCGGATTAAAGCTTTTAGTGTTATTGCAATTATTATGATGATCGTTTCTCCGTACATTATATTTTTCGTAGTTAAAAGCGATGCTCAAAGTATCGGATTTTTTGCAAGTTATCTTGGTGGAATTTTTGGAGGGATTGTTAGCGGTGGCTTGACTCTTGGTGGTGTCTATTTGACCATTCAACATCAAAATAAAGTATTGAGACTAGAGAATGCCGCAAAGATTAGTTATGTTTTTGGAAAATTAAATTCGCGATTAAAAAGTATGAATACATTGGTTGAAAATAAAATGAAATGGGACGAAATTAGTCGAGCAGAAGACATTCGAGAATCTGCCCGTGATATGTTGAAAATTATAGAAGCACATATGCATATCATATATTCTGATTTTACGTTTTTAAAAGTTATAGAGGATATTGCAATGGAATGTGAAAATCTACTCGATATTGATTATGCGAATAAATCGGGCGAGATAACTGTAGAGGAATATGAAGAAATCCATTGGAACATACAGGGCTTATTTGAAAAGCTCTACGACATGGGATACTGACTCGATTAAAAGGAGCCCTCGACATAAGGACTCCTCTTTTTTTTATACTTATTTATAGTGCGTATTTACACTATTATTAACCTATTTACAAATCTGGTGTAACCGGACAACGTGGGTTGATAACGTCCAATTACACCAGACTAAGATTTAAAAAAAATACGACTTCGGAAATGTTTCGTCCGTCTAGTTTGATTTCTTTTATTAACCTTGTCCAGAATGCTTGTTTGTCCTCATCAGTGAATCCTTCATATAAAGATTTAAAGTCAGTATTAAGCAATTCTTTTAGAGGGGTTATATCTTTTGGCTCTGGCGGAGCAATTTGTTCGGCCTTGGCAATCAGAGTTTTTAATTCATTATCTTCTTGAAGATATGCTTCGTCTGTTATATTTCCAGCCATATAGGCTACTGTAAGACGACGTTGCTTCTCTTTCAAAGCCTTTATATTAATAGCCGGCTTTGGTCGCGGCTTGGTCATTTCGATTTCTGCTTTCGCAATCGCATTTCGTAGGTGTTTATCTAAATCTTTCAGCATACTTTTCTCCAATTTTAACTCTGAATAACTACTGCTGTTTCCGCAGCCCCTTGATCTGTAGGCGCATCGATAAGTCTTATATACTTTCGATCGGCGAGTATCCGCATCACCACATAGTTTTTGACCACACTCAGGACATCTAATTAATCCTCTGAACATATAAACTCGTCCTGTCGGTGTCGCTTTTTGCGGCCTCTTATCGAGTAGTTTCAAGAAATCCTCGGGGGATACGTACGGTTCACAAAAATCTTGGATGCCCCTATGAACACCGCAATAGAAATCACTTCTGGTCATTCGCATCCATGATTTCCAATCTTTATGAATCCCGTAGACATTAGCCATGTGCCGAATCGCCTTGTTCAAATTATTATATTCGAGCATGATGTCCCAGAACTCTTGAACTGCTTGTTTGGTTTCCGGATCTTTGACGAGGCGCATGACGCCGTTTTCGTCTTCTTCCTTCATATAACCAAGCGGAATAGCGTTACCACCGAAGCAAGCCTCTTTATTTTTACGTTTGTGTTCAAGTACAACCTTGATACGCTCAGCAGTACGATCTCGTTCATTCTGAGCGACTGCCAAGAAGATAGTAATAGCCATTTGACCATTCGCAGTGGTAGTATCATAGTTCTCGTGAATGGCTTTCCATTGAACTCCGTAGGTATCAAGGATATCCTGAACTTTGAAATACTCTTTGACAGACCTAAACCAGCGATCCAACTTGGTGAAAAGAATCATATCAATCTTACCAGCTTCAACGTCATCTAGTAATCTTTTTAAATCCGGTCTTTTCAGAGGCGGCTTTGCACCACTAATCCCCTCATCAGTATAATGCCCTACAATTTTCATGTTGTTTTTCTTAGCATATTCCTCTAAATTGCTTTTCTGTGTACCAATGGAGTACCCCTTTATACTTTGCTCCATTGTAGATACACGTTCGTACAAACCAACTCTTAAAATCCTCATCCTGACTTCCCTTTCCTTCATGTGTATTCTTGTTGTAACTTACTTATATTTTTAGGCATCACCCCCTTCAGTGGAAACATTTACACGTTGCCTTTTAATACCCTACTCACTATAATGTTGTCAGAACATTTGTTCTAAATAAACAGTTGCGAGGAGTTTTGCTATTTATGAAACAAGACTTACTAGAATTGATCGAAAAATTAAGCGAATCCGAAATTGTGTACTTGTACGAATTCGTTAGCAAATTATTTAATTAGTTATCATTTTTCTTTAAATTATAGATAAGATCTCTAACCATCTTTTGGTTATCCGAACTCAACTTATAATAGTCTTTCAGCGCATCCATTAATTCAAAGTCAGTGATGATCCTAACATGGAAATCAGCTGATCCTTGCGGCGTTTCATCAAAGATTAATTCAGATGGTCGGATGTTTAAAGCGCCCGCTATCTTTTGTAGGGTGCTTCTTTTTATATTTACAACTCTCCCACTCTCGTATTTGGCTATGGCAGATTTCTGAAGACCTACTACGTCCCCTAATTCCTGCTGGGTCATGCCTTTTGCCTTTCTAGCTTCTTTTATTTTTTGTCCTAACTCCACACTAATACCTCCTAAATCAAGTATCTTTATTTTACATTCCGGTGTCTTTAAAATCAAATTTTATGCTTTTTAGGTATTGACTAGGTCAAAAGTCCCGTGATATTCTAAATGTGTCTTAAAAAGACACTTAGCGAGGGGGTGTACGGGTGTCGGTGTCTAGCCAAGACATTAAAGCTAGAATAGAAACAATCATGAGCGATATTTTGAGTAGAAAACATGATGCAAAAATTACTATCAAATTTGTGGAGCAAAAGGAGCAAAGTACCAATGGCAACAGTAATTCGTCCGGAGATTTCCAAAAAGAATAGATATTGGATAGATAAGCATAGACATTATGAGCTGAAACATTTTTGTCTGCAATACCCTTCTTGGAAGAAAGAATGTTCGGACGATATAAGTATCGGAGGGTCGTCTATAGAAAAAATACCTACGAGCAACATCCCAGGAGATCCAACATCAAAACTAGCGATGAGACGAACATATTATATAGAAAGGATTAAACTGATAGAACGTTTGGCTATGGAAGCCGACACAAACTTACATACTTACATTTTAAAAGGCGTTACAGAAGGTTTATCGTATACGCATCTGAAACATAGACTCGATATCCCTTGCAGCAAAGATACGTACTACGACAGGTACAGACGGTTTTTCTGGCTGCTTGACAAAACGAGAGACTAATAACTTAGGAGGAACTATTAATGAACAAGAAAGATATTTTACTTGCAAGTGCGTGCGTAATCGTAATCGGAGGTTGCGTTGTAAAAGTAACTAAAGCGATTAAAAGATATAAACAATTACAGGAGGAAACTAATAATGAAGAGATGGTATATGAGAATGGACAATAAGACGAAGAGAGAAATCAGAAGTAAAGCAAGAATCGCCAATGGTCTAGCAGATGTATTGAGGTATGACACTAGCAATATTATATCAGACGCCAACGAGTGCCACATGGATATTCTCATAGGAACCGTCCTTGACACAAAGGAGACTCTACAGAATCTTGTAGACGTCATCACAGAGATTGAATACCTACTATATTTAGAAGCTTTTAAAGAGTCCTGATGGGGCTCTTTTTGTTTCGCGAAAATTGCAAGTTGTATTATGAGAGAAAGGCAGCATAAAGGTCATGCAACAGACAGTATTTCTGGGGATTGCGGGTTCGAATCCCGTCCTTCTCTTTTTTATTTCGCGAAAAAAGCACTTTACTTTATGAAAACTAAATACTAAAAGGAGAAAAATAGGATGTTTAGATTTACTTATTTAGTCGTTATTCGGAACGAGGAGGACGTATGTCGCGCTATGAGGGAAGCCGCTAACTACCAGCTTGAATGTTTATACAAGATTGGTGTTTACGGAAACCTTCGTCAGCACGAGTTATGGATCAAAGGATATCCGTGGGACTATCGTAAATTTAAAAAGCAACTTAACATTTCTGATATGTAATGTTTTAAAAAGGGAGGCCACATTGGCTTTCCTTTTATTTTTACTCGCGATGACAACAGTCTCTTTTATGAAGAGATAACAAAAGGAGTGGTAAAAATGAGTCTAGTTAAATCACTATTAGGTAAAATTGATGTTTCAAAAATACATCTGAAATTGAAAAAGGAGAAAAAAGAGAAGCCGAATTTACTTAAAGACGTAATGAATAACCCAGAAGCATTTAAACTTGAAGCAGTTATCGAAAACGAGGAGATCGTTATTAAGATCAAAAGAAAGGATGAGTCCTAATCATGGACTCTTTCTTTTTAATCTAGGTTAGAACTTTCTTTAATCTAGGTTAGAAAATTGATACTTTCCGGACTCGGGTGACAGGAAATGATGATATTTTTATAGAGTCAAAAATTCCCGGGTTGGATATTTTGAAAAACATTTAGAAAGGAGGCGCGAAATGGAATTCTTCTACATTATGCTTGGCATGATTTTAGGAGGCGTTATTGGAGTCCTTATATTTTGTCTTGCATCAGGAAGCGGCACGCTCAGAATCGACCATTCGAACCCGGCGAAAGACATTTACAGAGTGGAAATAGAAGACCTCGATATATTGTTAAAGAAAAAACGAGTTATCCTAAAAGTCGATAACCACGCAGACCTTTCGCAAAAATAACGACCCCTATTATAGAGCGTATAGTTCAGAAATTTAGAAAGGAGAAAGAAGCTATGAACAACGTAAAAAAGTTGATGTTGGAGGAAGCAGAGAATCGGATCAACGATTTGAGGACGATCGAGGTTGGCTCTGATGAGTACTGCGAGGCTGTCAACGGCATAACAAAACTTGTTATTACTGTATCTGACTTGGAAGATCGAGAAAAAAGTAATGAGCTTAAGGAAAAAGAAGCTCATGACCAAAAAATTGATCGCCTGGTGGATAGGACTACCAAGATAATTAATACCGTTACTGCATTCGCAGTCCCAGTTGGAATTGCCTTGCTGTCTATTGGATTGGAGAGGAAAGATAATCTGATGATTACAACTGACGCAGGAAAGAATTCGTTGAGAAATTGTTTGAATTTCTGGCCTAAAAGGTAGAATTTCATACGATCTAAAGCCGAGGGGTTATGGAAACATAGCCTCTCTATTTTTTGCAACATAACCAAACAAAAAGGGGTCGAGTTATATGAGCAAATCGCAAGCTCTAGAAAAGTTAATGTACAAATCTAAAAGGTTTCTAAGAGGTAATTCTGCAACAATATTAACATATGTTGGTGCAGCGGGGTTCGTTGGGACAGCAATAACGACTGTCAAAGCAACCACAAAAGCAGTGAAACTTATAGAAGAAAGAAAATACGATAAGGGCGAAGATTTGACCAAACTCGAAGTTGTTCAAGCGACATGGTCTGCCTATGTACCTCCGATGGTATTCGGCGTTGCTACCATCTCATGTATATTTGGTGCGAACATCCTTAACAAACGTCATCAAGCATCTTTGGCCAGTGCTTATGCTTTGGCAAATACGTCATTTAAGGAGTACCGAAATAAATTAAAAGAACTATACGGCGATGAGATGGACAGCGAAATTGAAGAGGCTATATACGAGGATAAGTATCCGGAATCGGACAATTCTATTCGTTTATTCTATGACCATTATTCACAAAGATATTTCGAGTCAACTATGGAAAAGGTTCAGAGAGCAGAATACCATTTAAATCGGGAATTCATAATGAAAGATTATGCGTATCTTAATGAGTTTTACGAGTTATTGGGTATTCCAGCTGTAGAGAATGGATGGAAACTTGGATGGTCCACTGCGGCATGCTTTGACATGTATTGGCAGTCATGGATCGACTTCTCCCATAGCGACGTTGTGCTAGACGATGGGAGAGAGTGTCGTTATATTTACATGTTCCAGGAACCTATTGAGGGCTTCGAAGATTATTAATTATTAAAGACGAGGATTTTATGCGCTATCACTATGAAAAACCATCAATATATTTATCTATGTACGGATCAACTTACAAATGCGAGCACCCAGTCTATGACTCCTGCACACTATTTTCAATAGGCGGCAGTGGGCTGGCTGTGATTCAGCAGCGGTTCGACCCCTCTACAAAGAAAACATGGTGGGGCGAAATAGATCCGTGGTTAACCGATGTTTTATATTTACACCCTGGGTTTAAAGACTTCTTCAATTCTCGCTCAGGAGAATGTACGGACGGTTTATATCCTACCGTAACCGTGCGGCAGATAATGTGGGCGTTGAAGATAAAACCGATTCCAAGAGAACGTTGGGAAACGTGTTTTGACAGACGATGTATTTAATCGCGGAAAAAACATGTTCCTTTATGAAATCATAATTAAAAGGAGATTTATCATGAAATTAATACCTGTCGACGAATTACCGAAGGAGAGACGTCCGGCCCATAAGCTTCAAAAGCTTATCAAAGAATTCTGCGATGGTGACAACAAGATTGTAAAGATCGATCTTGACAGTCGCGATTACACGAATGTTCAGTCAGCATACGCAAGCTTATACAAGGCCGCTAAGCACTCTAAACGCCCGGTAAAAGTCTACAAACGAGGTGATGAAATTTATTTAACAAAACTGTGATTTCCAAACGGAAAGGGATCTGAATAAGGTCTCTTTCTTTTATATTTGAAAGGAGAAAAAATGAAAAAACTAGCAGCAACACCAACAATTCTAACGTGCATAGGAGCAGCTGGAGTAATAGCAACTTCTATCGCAGCGGTTAGAGCCACGCCAAAAGCAGAGATGCTCCTAAAGGAAGCAGAATACGAAAAGGGAGAGGAACTGACCACCACAGAAGTTATCAAAGTGGCAGCACCGGTTTATATTCCTGCACTTCTTATAGGAGCAACCACAATCGCTTGCATATTCGGGGCCAATATACTCAGCACCCGTCAGCAAGCAAGTCTGATGAGCGCATACGGTCTACTCGATGCCTCATACAAAGAATACCGAAATAAGGTAAAGGAGCTCTATGGAGAAGAAAGCGATCGGAAAGCAAAAGAAGAGGTAGCTAAAGTACATTATACTGAAATTCCGGAGGAATTATCCAAAGACAAGCAGCTTTTCTTCGACTTTGCGACGCTTAACTACTTCGAATCAACAATGGACGAGGTTCTTCAGAAAGTCACTATGGATGATGGACTCGAATGCTATATAATCAATACTCCGTTCGATTCGATATCTGACTATATGTGATGGATTCGCGTCACTTACAATTGCTATTATGAAAAGGAGATGAGTGCTTTATGAAAACTAAAATTGATTGGGCTAAAATCGCTGGCGTAGCTGGTGTAGTGTTGAGTGTGGCATCCACAATACTATCAACGGTGTCACAGGATCACAAAATGAGCAAAACTATCGATGAGAAAGTCACAGAAAAAGTAGCGGAAGCATTAGCCAACAAGTAAAAATTGGTCCCGGGGAAACTCGGGACTATTTTATTTTTCTAAATTGAAAGGAGAAAAACATGAGTAAAGGAAACCTTAGCGCAATACTCAAAACCACCCAAGCAGCTATCGCTAAACACAGTCCAGAGATTCTTACAGGAGTCGGAATCGCTGGGATGATCACTTCAGCTGCTTTAGCAGTTCGAGCCACACCAAAGGCTTTAACTTTGATTGAAGAGAGGCATGCGGATCTCGGGCTCGAACAGGGAGAAAAGCTTCCTCCGGCAGAAGTTGTGAAGACTACTTGGAAGTGTTATATTCCAGCGGTCTTAACGGGCTTGACATCTGCGGCTTGTCTTATTGGCGCAAATTCAGTACATGCCAGACGAACCGCCGCTCTCGCGACAGCATATAAGCTTTCGGAAACAGCACTGACTGAGTATCAGGAGAGAGTTATCGAGGAGGTTGGCGAGAAAAAAGAGCGCATCATACGAGACAAAGTAGCAGAGAAGTGCATTAAGAACGATCCCGTGACAAATCATGAGGTGATCGTCACGGGAAAAGGTTCGACTCTCTGCTATGATGGAACATTCGGAAGATATTTCAGATCTGACATAGACACTATCAGGAAAGCAGTCAACAAGGTTAATCGTGATTTGGTGACTGACATGTACGTGTCACTGAACGAATTCTACGATGAGATAGGTTTGTCTCACACAAAAATTGGAGACGATCTTGGGTGGAATTTCGACGATGGTCAGATAGATGTGGACTTCAGTTCTCAGCTTGCCGAAGACGGAACACCATGTCTTGTCATTCGTTACACAATCGCGCCTAAATACGATTACTCTCGCTTTATGTAAAGACGCGAAAAATGCAAGTTATATTATGGAGAAATACCAAAACTTAATTCTTAATTAAAAGGAGAAATTATTATGGAAAACGAAATCATGAACAACACGGAACTCGAAAACAATGAGGACATCATCGTAACAGATGAGGCTGAAAACGAGGGAGATTCCAAACTTGGAGTTGGAATTGCGGTGCTTGTCGGCGCAGGTCTTGTTGCGGGAGGAATTCTCGTAGGAAGATTTGCCAAGAGAGCATGGCAGAAGATCAAGGACAAGAAGGAAGCTTCTAAGCAGGCTGAGTCAGAAGATGATGACGAGACTGAAGAAGATTCCGAGGGGTGATATCGGTTCTACGAAATCCGTTATTAAGTAAGACTGATATTTTAACGAAAAAGGGGGAGTATCTATAACAGGATATTCTCCTTTTTGTTTTTATGATAGGAGACGATCTATGCAGAAGTATATTTACGAAGGACCTGTCCTGCTGTTCGATAAGTGTATCGACAATAATTGGCATGCAGAAACGATAGCTGAATCAGAAAAACGTGCACGATGCAATTTTGCATATCAGTATAAAAATACGCACAACTTTTCCTACAACGCTCGAATAGTCATGCCAGGAAAAATAACAAAAATCGAAAGAAAGGAGAATTAATGAATGGAAGACTACAAACCGAATTCTCACAAGTTTAAAGAATCCCAGCAGAATGCGCAAAACGAGCAAAAGGTGAAAAAAGTTGTCAACGGTGCTGTGACAACCAAGAAAAAGTCGGAGTCGAGCATTTTTAAAAGTGCCTTCATTACTGAAGACATACGAAGTGTCGGGTCTTATATTTTGACAGATGTCGTCATTCCGTCGATCAAGAACATATTGTCCGATACAGTTAGCAACGGAATCAACATGCTTTTATTCGGAGAAGCTGGGCGCAAGCGTGGTTCTTCATCATCAAAGATATCTTATTCCCAGTACTATTCTGATAGAAACAATGCCACGACATCCGTCAATAGGAGTCTTGGCAGAACCGGCTGGGACTATGATGAGATCACTTTCGAGACTCGTGGAGATGCTGAAAGAGTTCTCACTGAGCTTGACGAGGCTATTGACAGATATGGAGTTATAAGTGTGGGCGACCTGTATAATGCTGCCGGTGTCACGACCGAAAACTTTACTGTTAATAAATACGGCTGGACTAACATCCGCAGTGCCGAAGTAATACGTGTTCGAGACGGCTATGTTATTAAGATGCCGAAAGCAACACCAATTTAAAAAGAGGTAAGAAAGATGGATATTCAGGACAAAATGGTAACTCATCCCGACCATTACCAATCCGAAACCGGTATGGAGGTGATTGATGTAATCGAGGCGTTCACATTTGACCTCAAGGGAATCGAGGCAACGGACACGGGTAACATACTCAAATACATGTGCCGTTGGAAAAAGAAAAATGGTCTTCAGGACCTTAAAAAAGCTCAGTGGTATCTTGAGCACCTTATAAAGCACATAGAAAAATTAGAAGAGGAGAATCGATAATTATGAAAAACACAGAACTTATGAACAAAATGACTCGTGCCTTCTACAAGGTCGGGTTCGAACTCAAGAAACACAGCCCTGAAATTCTTGTCGGGGCAGGAATCACCGGCACTGTAATTAGTGCTGTTATGGCATGCAAAGCCACTACCAAGGTCAATGATATTCTCGAAGAGACAAAAACCAATGTCGAGAACGTCCACAAGGTTCTTGAAGATGAGACGATCCCTGAGGAAAAGTATTCTGTAGAAGATAGCAAGAAAGATCTTGTTATCATCTATACTCAGACGGCGGTTAAGTTTGCCAAACTGTATGGTCCTTCTGTACTTCTTGGTGCGGCATCCATCACTAGCATCCTTTGCGGTCACAATATTCTTCGTAAGCGTAATCTTGCTCTTGCGGCAGCATATGCGGCGGTCGACACCGGTTTTAAAGATTATAGAAAGCGTGTAGTCGAGCGCTTCGGAAAAGAGCTTGATAATGAACTGCGCTATAACATTAAAGCTACTGAGGTAGAAGAAAAAGTCGTCGACGAAAATGGCGAAGAGAAAATTGTTAAAAAGATCGTAAATGTTCCTGATATTCATGAGCCCAGTATATATGCAAAGTTCTTCGACGAGTGCTGCGTGGCATGGACAAAAGATCCTACACTGAACCTCAGCTTCCTTAAGCTGCAGCAGAACTATGCAAACGAGAAACTGAAAAGACAGGGATATTTGTTCCTTAACGACGTTTACGAGATGCTTGGACTTCCTAAAACACAGGCGGGCCAGGAAGTGGGATGGCTGTATGACGAATCCGATCCTAATCTTGACAACTATGTCGACTTCGGAATCTATGATCCTTACAACCAGAGAGCTCATGACTTCGTAAACGGTAGAGAGCGCAGCATACTTCTCGACTTCAATGTTGACGGTACCATCCTTAACAGATTCACATCTTTGAAATCATAAACCACTTGAAAGGGGTTGACATATTCAATGACCGGGAGAGATTTAATTATTTATATTCTTGAAAACGGCCTCGAAGATACGAATGTCTTCAAGAATGGAAAGATTAACGGCTTCTTGACAGTGAGAGAGGCTGCCGTAAAGCTCGGCGTCGGAACGGCTACCATATTATTGTGGTATGCATTAGGTGAAATAGAGGGCTTCTATGTGGCAGGTGAATTATATCTTCTCAAAGACATCAAAGACCCTAGACTAGAAAGGATGCGTAAATGAACGACACGAACGGAGGAAAGCCTAATAACTTCGGCTATAAACTTGGATATTTGCTTGGCGTAGTCTTATGGGCATGCCTTACATCTATCATTATAGCAGCAACTATCAAGCTTATAATCTGGATACTTTAAGAAAGGAATGTTGACCAGTGAGAAACATGCCAACGGTTATATCTTATACTTTCGCAGCTATTTCAGGAATATGCTTTGTAAAAGGATTGACATTTTTAACTACTAAATAAAAAGGAATGATATAACTTGGAGAAACTAAAGGGGATTGTATCGACACTAGAACACATATTAAACACTAAAAGAAAAAGGCACATAATTGGTGGTATTTTGTTAAGTGCTTCGATATTTTTCGGAGGTTTGGCATTTACGGTCATGTCTACAAAAACAGAGGAGGAAGAATATGAACCACAGTTTGCGTAACTTTTTTATATTTGCTGTTGGGGCCGCTATCGGCTCCGCAGTTACTTGGTACATAGTGAAGACCAAGTACGAGCAGATTGCGAATGAGGAGATAGAATCGGTAAAGGAGGCATTCCGTTGCAGAGATACCGAAGCCGAAGAACAGATTGAGCCGGGCGATGAGGACGAGCATGCCTCTGATTCCAAGCCTGAGGAGGTCGCCTCATATCGTAAAATGCTCAACACTCTGCACTACACAAACGAACCGGAGGTGACAGAAAATGATGAAGAGAAAGGAGCAGAAGAAATGACTGAAAAAAAGA